ACCGATAGTGAGAAATACAGTTGTTGATAGTAAGACCATCTAGCCGACACAGCAGGACTTCAAAAGTACCATCCGGTGCAGGTTTCAATGGAAGGTAATTCACCCCCGCCATCCCAATGATCTCTTGCGTATCCGAAACACGAATACAACCTTGTCCGACATCAAGTTCCATGATCTCTCCTTATTAAAGAAAACCCACCCCGAAGGATGGGCGGTAATCCTTACAGCTGGAAGTCATCGAAGTCGTTGGCATCTACCTTCGAGTCGATCTGACCTACCAGGTAAGAGGATACTTCTACTTCTTGCGGTGCGACCTGCACGTTGTCAGAAACCAACCAGGAGTTGATCCATGGGATTGGGTTAGCTTTAACGCCAGTATAAATGTCGTTATAACCAATGGCGCGAATACGGATGTTAGTGATGTATTCAATGTACTGACAAACGATCTCTCTGTTCAGTCCGATCATTGATCCATCCTGGAACAGATATGCCGCCCAATCCTTTTCCTGTTCTGCAGCATCTTTGAAGATCGCGTAGACTTCGCCTTCACACTCTTTCGCGATGTCAGCCATTTCTGGATCATCGGCACCGCTGCGCATCAGCATGATCATGTGCTGCGTGCCGGTCAGGTGCAGTGCTTCATCACGCGCGATCAGTTTGATGATCTTTGCATTCCCTTCCATCAGCTCGCGTTCTGCAAACGCAAACGAGCAGGCGAATGAAACGTAGAAACGAATCGCTTCCAGCACGTTAACCGACACAATGCACAGATATACCAGACGTTTGATTGAACGCAGTGAGACTTCAACCTTCTTACCGTTGATGCTGTGTGTACCAGCACCCAGTAGATTGTAGTACATGCATTCTTCGATCAGCTGGTCGTAATACTCAGATACCGATGCTGCACGCGCCTTGATGTGTTCGTTGGTCACGATGTCATCAAAGATAATGCCCGGCTCCGTAAAGATATTACGGATGATGTGGGTATACGAGCGAGAGTGAATGGTTTCAGAGAATGCCCAGGTCTCAATCCAGGTTTCGAGTTCTGGCAGAGACGTGATTGGCAACAGCGCCACGTTTGGAGAACGACCCTGAATAGAGTCCAGCAGGGTCTGGTATTTCAGGTTGCTGATAAAGATGTGCTTCTCATGATCCGGCAGACCGTTAAAGTCAATACGGTCTTGCGACACATCAACCTCTTCAGGACGCCAGAAGAAACTCAACTGCTTTTCGATCAGCTTTTCGAAGATCTCGTACTTCTGCTGATCAAAACGAGAGACGTTGACCGACTGACCCAGGAACATAGGCTCAAGCATCTGATCGTTTTTAGTGGTATTGAAAGTACTATACTGCATGTAGTCTACTCCAAAAGAGAATAACGTTAATTAGATCGAGCTAAATTCTGAGTAACACAACGTGGCGTACCGTCCGTGCTTTTCGCTGAGTTACAAACCAGGACAGTATTGGTCGCTTGATTCACGACAGTTACTGTTCCATCATTACACTGTGTGATCACTGTGTTATCTGTGATCGCCGATGTACAATTAGGTGGCTTATCTTCCGCCTGAACAGATTGTGCAAAGAGAATTAACAAGGTACCGATCAAAAGACAAACCAATACCACACCAAGACCTTTTATAGTGCCTTTGCTCATGACACCCCCCCTACTGCCAATAAGTGACGTAAACAACGTACCCGTAGAAAGTCAGGGTAAGTATTGTACCAATACCAGCACCGATACAAAATGCTTTAAGGAAATAATTCATTGCAGTCCCTTATCAGATCACGTGGTGGAAGACAGCCATGCGCGCCAGTACACAAGCGACTAACAATCCGACTGCATAGATAACCGCCATTATCATTAACCAAAGGTTATTCACGAGGTGTCCAGCCCGAGTCTTGTTTGATCGGCACCTGTTTTACGTAGCTGTCAATAAGGTCTTCATCGATCTTATCAAACGACTTCAGCCAATCAGGAATAGCATCAGGGAAGAAGCCAGGCTGAAGAGTATAATGACCAGTACCTGTTTCACGATAAGCGCGACAGGCCAACATATCGAAAAGGTAATTATAAACACTTCCCTCTGGATCATCCGGGGCATTGGTGTGGTTAGTAACACGCTCATCAAGATCACGGATAGCATCCTGGATCGTTTTACCGAAACCTACCGGGTACCAATCGGTGCGAAAGAGACCTTCTTCCAGGTTGTCGTGATCGCCATGCTTTCCGCCTGCGTCATCAGCCATCGCTTCGGCGTGGTGCTCTGCTGATAAGAATGCACAGAACCAACCACCCATACGCTGATGAACAACCGTCAGCGTGCTCATGGTGTTCTTCATGAAACTGCTCAAGTCGTTAGTCATAACAACTCCCAGATTGTTAAGGAGGGGTCAATGACCCCTCGATAGATTAGATATCCATTGCGGTATCACTGAAACGAGCTGCTTGTTTGATCTCCTGAATAGGACGACCCCAATGCCAGCGTTGATTACCACACATCGTGCAGCTACAGATGCAAGGTGTATGTAACACCCGTCCCACAGCTTTAGCGTTCGCACGCTTAGATCCGACGTTATGGTAATGCTTGCGTTTAGCTTTTAAGCGTTTCATGTGATGGCGATTCATTGCAATTGACATATGTCATTCTCCGAGTGCAGGCCGCAGGATGCGGCAAGCGTAGCAGCTCGGAGTGTCGATGGGCACGATGCATAATAACCTTAATGTGACAATGGCGTGCAATTATCATAACCCATTTCAACATGGGAAGTCTTTTTAACCGAATCATAGACGTATCTACATCCATTACTCTTATTTGTTAAAATAAACTCAGGGGTATTGTCGACGCTGGTTTTGTCAAAGTTATCAGCAGCAACCGCATGGACGTCGGTGCCGGATAACATCGTCATTAAACCAAACATACCTACTGAATAAATGCACAGGCAAATAAGAGTAACTCGAATGAATCTACTGCCAGATTTACGTTTCACGTACTACGACCTTTAATTAATTAGTGAGGAATGGAGCTTCATCGAAACCAACAACCTGCAATACAGAGTAAGGAACACGTTTGGTTAACCATACACCGTTTTCTGCACGGTAGAACACAATGCCAAAACGCTGCATTTTAACCGTATCAATCGCATACACGATGCCGTCCGTTTTGCGTCGAGTGGCAGACTTCCACGCCTGTTCACGATCATCGGTTAAATGGACGTATAAACGCTGCTGACGAGAGATCCCTTTACGGTCGATCGATTCCCTGTTAGAAGCCGGCGTACCGTGATAAAGGATTGCAGGCGGCGTAGCGAGCTCGTGATGCATGCCCTTCACACTGTCATGGGAATGCCCCTGCACTGCACGGATATATTGAAAAGCATCATCGAACTGATAACGACCCTTCTCATCCTCTTCAACGATCAGCTGAAGATCAACCAGTTCGCAGACACGACCTGTTGCATTGAGTTTATCAATTAGCGTCGCTACGTGTGTCCAACCATTCTCATCAAGAATGATCTCGAGCTCTTCTGGTTTGTGACGTAAAACCAGAGAAAGATAAATACTTAATTGGGTCGAGAGCTTTTTACTTAACATAAACGCCTCTTAAAGTTTGCCCAGCATATATAGGGAAGTCATGATCGATGACAGTACCATACTCATGGCAACGGTCCAGATTAACCAACCAACGAAGTCATGCTTGTTGGTGGCACCGGCATGTGAATCAACAATGTATTCACGCAAGTTATAAACAATCACCACGGCAATCGCAAATATCGTCAGGTTCAAAGGAAGTGACCAGAGTTTAATCAGGATGCCCGATACGAACATCGTGACCATACCGGTAAACATCCAACGTAATACCCAATTCTCCAAGATACGCTCGTGCCATTTCATGTTAATAACCTTTGAGTCGATGGGGGACAGTGGTCTCGCGAGATTTCAACATCTTCGCAATCTTTGGTTGAGAGGTACCGTACAGATAAGCCAGTTGGCGCTGAGACCATTTGGCATTGTACAGCTTTTTAATATTGCCTTCCGTGAGCTCTGGAAGATCACCAAAATAAGTGGTCTCGATTTGACCATCTTTTTGCGTGCCAAAACAGGCAACAAGTCCATCAATAGAAACGACCTCAACTTTGGGATACATCGTAGCGATGAGTTGTAAGGCATGATGAACAACTGGGTTTGGCGTAGGCTTTGGCATGATAGTTCCTGATATGTGGTTACTAAAAGATTTAGTCGATCTGTACGTAATTACTGTTACGACAAAAAATAAAGAGGGCCGAAGCCCTCTTGTTAATCCAGCTTATCCGCGTGCACCCTTACCGATGCCAGCGCCCACCATAGACATATAAGTTTCTGGCAGTGATTCAAACTTACGATGAACGCGCATGCATACACGTTTATTCATTTTGCTACGGTACTGGTCGAGCTCTGCTGCTAACATCGGACCGAAGTAACTTGGGTTACACAGAGCGAACTGAAGATCATCACCGTTAGTGCGAGTCAGTGTAAAGACAACCCGATCACTTTGGATATCCGCGATTACGTCAGGTACGAAAATAAGACCTTTGAGATACTCGCCCTGTTCGGAGTTCGTTAACTCATGGTTCAAATGAGCGATGATCGATTCTAACTGACCTTTTACCGTACCGACCATTGCTTCGATAACGATACCGGTGTCGTGGTAGTTACCTTTGCGCAGTAATAGGTAACGTGTGAAAATATCGCTCAGATCTGACATCACCTGGTTGTGATGGTCAACCATGTGCATTTTGAGGAGGTTCTCGTAACGCGTTTTGTTAAAGCTTTCGAAACGGAACTGATTGCGTGCGATAACGGCACCGACAATCACCACCGTAGCTAAAGTCAAAGAGATGAAACCGAGGCTGATTGCGGCGAACTGATGTGCTTGCATGACGATACTCCTACAATTTGATTAAGTTGGATTGATGCTGCTGAAATGGGTGATCGACTTAACGATCTGTTCTACAAACATGTCTAACTGAATAGGCATGTCAATTGGACGATGATCTTCAACGATCTTCAAACGTAAGTCATTAAACGCCTTAGGTTTGAGTGTCACGCCATCGCGTTCAACGATATTTGCCGATGGGTAACCGAATGGCCCAAACTCGCTACGCATGCGCTCGATGCATTCTTTGGTTGCTTCTGCTAATGAGCAATCAGGCCAGCCATTACTGAAGTCAGTTGGACCCTCGTCATAGGCGGTAATGATCGCGTTCCAGATAGCCAACATGATGTCTGGTGTGCCCTCAAGCAGACGTGCTGCATCGGTGTGGTACGTGTGATCGTATTTGGCCTGCAGATACAGACTTTCCAGCCGATCGATGATTGTCACGAGACCAAGCTTTAGCTCAGCAATGCCCGCGATGTCATCCCCTCCTTTTATACCAAACATTTACTTATCCTCAGTAAAATCGAGTGACCAGCCTGTTGCGAGTTCACGGTTACGAATAGCCATCGCTTTGGTGAGTTTGTCATCTTTACCGTAGGTCAGCTCGACAACACAATTCGCCAACAGGATCTGATAACGAGGGAGTGTTCTCGCATCCATGAGGCAGAACATGGTGACGTTGTTATCACGGGCATAGTGCGCGAGGTCATAGGTCATTGACCCTGAGCCCGTTACCAGAACAACGATGGGCTTTTTAACACCGACAAATGCCTTGCTCAGTGTTTCGAGGTCATCCACATTACCAAATGCAAGATGGAAGTTATCCAGGTTTTCATTTACCCAGCTAAGACCCGCACCCATTAAAGGACCGCTATTGTTTTTGATTGATAACATAATGACATTACCAGGACTCAGTTGCTCCTGGCTGATCAGGTCGTAATAACGCGCATCTTTAAATTTAATTTCGCTCATGAAAAATATCCTTACGGTAATTGATTGATCAGGCCTATCGCATTGGTAATGTAGGTTTAACTTTTATTGCAATCAAAAAATAAAAAGTCATAATAAAAGAGGGAAGCCTAAGCCTCCCTCTTATTTAGTCTTTTAGCACACTTGTTACTAACACAGTCAGCGAATCCACCATTTCTATCCATTCAAACATGTAAACCCTGAGCATGTTATCCTCCATTTAAGTAAGTCACTGCAAACCAACCATTACCGTAGAAGCCTGCGGTATGGCGATCAAGTAATTGACGTGTCTGCATGAAGTGGTTAACCCGCATAGATGACCATGACATATCCGACAAGGCGAACTGTTCATTTTGAATATCAGTCGGGACAAATACTCGGATGAACCGCAAGTCCATGTTTGGGAACTCAGCCTGGATTGCCATCTGTGCAGCGATTTCGTTCTCAGCGGCAATGACGCCCGTATAAGTACTGAACGGCACATGTTGCCACTGCGTGGTTGTGTCACAGAGTTCACCTGCCCCGGTAGTCCAGTATGCCAGGATATTCGGGTTAGGGGGATACTGCAACGGCACTACAATGGTGTTGGGATGCTGCCATCCGCACCAGTACAACTGTAATGGATTTACAGGAATGAACATAACAACCTCATGGGTTAAAAGGAAACTCTTTTGCTTTCAGAATAGTTTCGAGGGGAGTAGGTTTTATATACGCCTCTTCCGCATCTATGATCGAGTGTTTCTCTTCGTGAACAAGCTTATTTGAGCCTATATACGTTTTAGAGAATGTCCAACGAGAAACTATACCGATGGTGCGAGCACGGCGCACCGTACTGCGTTTCAGCCAAATAGAATGTTCATCGCTTTTCATTGATAAACATAAGAGGCTTTGATCTAAATCAATGCCTGGACACACAAAGTTTCTGTGCTGGAATTTATCACGCGCTTTAGATCCGTCAAAGATAGCAGTGATCAAGGTCCAAGCATCCCATGCCTCAATCGCTATTTCGATTCCAAGGTCACGACCAGCTTTTTCATCCGATAATAACCAATACCACGCTGCGATACCCAGCAGTTCAATACCTGGTCCGGCACCTGCTGCACTGTTCTCAACGAGTTTAAATTTTTCCTCAACAAGTTCACGCGGTAACATGCCGGTTCGATGACCGGTTCCCACGGGCCCGGATGATAAGCACCGAGTCAGCACGATAACAAACCGATCGTCTGACGACCCGTTGTCATGTTGTTGAATTTCAATGGCATAGGGAATGTTAAATTCCTTGCCAGATTCCCGATCAAAGTTGGCATTAGCGAATTCAGCGACTTTATCCAGACGTATAACTTTGGTTGCAACAATAGACATGGTATTTCCTCTTCTTTGTTTAGCCGACACTTTGTTTGGTCAGCGGGATATACAACTTCTTTATTTTGTCTACTTCTACAAATAGACACAAAAAAGAAAGGGACCCGAAGGTCCCTAACTTTACAACTTAGAAGCCGAAGCCGATACCGGCACCAGCGACAGCATCAGAATCGTTAGAGAAACCGACAGATGCCTTTACCTGTACGTTAGGACGGATGTTTGCACCCACGCCTACCGCCAGAGCAGTACGATCTTTGAACTGACCGATACCCGCACCTAAAGTCATTACCTGACCTGGGACGACCGGGATATTAGCCATCGCAGCGACTGAGGCAATGCCACTACGGTATTCTTTCTGATCGTCAGAACGGTTACGGTTCACTTCACCACGCAGATTACCAACTTGCTGATCAGTATAGCTCTTAGACTGCTGCAGGGTGCGAGCAGAAGAAGTATTGATGTTATTGTTGATGATCTGGTTGTTAGTGTTGTAGACGTCCTGGAACTGGTAGTAGTCGTTGCTCAGGTTAGAGATGTTCGTTTCATTGTTAGTGATACGCGTCTCGTGATTGTTAATCACTTTACCCTGATTGTTCACAACGGTCTGAGTCTCTTTGATGTCGGAGGTGTTCTTCGCGATATTAGACTCATTGGTGGTGATACGACCTTCATGGTTTGCGATCTGTGTAGTGTGCGTTGCAATCGTACCTTCCGCAGTAGTGATGCGGTTGGTGTTAGACTGCGTCTGCTTCACGTTTTGTGTCAACACGTTATTAGTGTTGACCAGATCGTTACGGGTCTGCTGAATCTGCTGGGTATTGGATGTGGTGCGGTTATCCAGATTCACGATGTCATTACCGTTTTTCTGACCGATACCCACAGCAACGTCCGCGGTGTTCTGCGCATTGATTGCTGTGTTCTTCGCATCCTGGCCGATGGCAACACCTGCGTTAGCAGTCTGCTGCGCATTATAGGCATCATTAATACCCTTCTGACCCAGACCGACTGCAACATCAGCAGTGTTCTGTGCGTTCACTGCTTTGTTGTAGCCTTCGTTCGCAACGTTACCAACGTTAACGATGTCGTTAGTGTTTTTGTCAACCTGCGACTGAACACCGTCTACACGGTTATTGATGTTGGTACGATCTTTGGTCAGCTGATCATTGGTTTCACGCAGGCCACCTTCAACACCGTCTAAACGCACGGCATTGTTTTGTGAACGCGCATCCACCGCATTCAGATGATCACCCTGATCACGCAGTGTACCTTCGGCGGTATCCAGACGTGTTTCGGTGCGCCCGATACGCTCACCCGTTTCACTGAACTGTTGCTGTACCTGGTTGTTGACACCGGTCTGAGTTGCAATCGCACCGTCTACCTTGGTGTTCAGGTTACCCAGGTTGGTATTGGTTGTAGCCAGACCAGTCTTCAGACCGCTGATATCTTTGCTGTTTTGTGCAGTTTTGCCTTCAACAGAAGTCAGACGACCATCGACAGATTTGTTCACACCCGCCTGTGCTTTGGTAGTTGCATCTACCTTCGCGCCCAGCGCATCAACTTTCAGATTTGCTACAGTACCCAGAACCACGCCAGCCGTACCCGTTGCTTGCGCAACATCAACACGGTTACCCAGCGCTTTGCTATCTGCTTGTGCATTAGCAATCGCCGAATCCAGACGGGTGTTCAGAGCTTTGTCGCCAGCATCGATTTTGTCGTTCAACTGACCAGCAACTTTCACACCGGTGGCAGCCAGGTCATTGACCTTGCCATCGAGTGCATTGACTTTACCATCAACTGCCCCGATCGCCGCTGTCCCTGCGGCAGACAATGCGTCGACTTTGCTGTCCAGTGCGTTGGTGGCGCTAGCCGTGGTAGTGGACAGATTATCGATACGACCGCTCAATGCATCATCCGCGCTAACACGCGCATCGATTTCACCGTTGAGTTTCGCACCCAGGTTGTTGATTGCAGCCGTGTTACCATAAGAGGTAGTCAGCGCGTTGTTAGCAGTAGCACGACCTTCGACAGCGATGTCAAATGCCTGGCCCGCTTTGATGTTGGTGTTGTTCAGTGCCGTGTTGGTTTTACCCAGCTCGCCATTGAAGTAACTGACCGACGTATCGATTTTGGTGTTAAGATTGTTCAGGCCGGTGTTCAACTGACCGATCTGCTGCGTGTGCAGCGTGGTGGTATTTTTCAGTGACGTGACGTCAGCTGTATTTTTGTTGACAGTGGTGTTTAAGATCCCCAGATCAAGATCGATCAGAGAAGCATTGGCCCCGGCGGTAAACAAAATAACAGAAATAGCAAGCGACTTTAATTTCATGGTCTTAATTCCTGAGAAGTATTGTTGGATATTGATTGACTGCACATGTGTAGTGATTCGATATTCCTTAGATTCACCACACCGGTAATATAGAAGTGAGAAATATTTGATTCTGAATTAAGTCGGCATAAAGGGCCCCCGAAGGGACCCGTGTGTTATTTTGCTTCTTTCTTGAGCTCAATGTAACGCAGTTCAGACTTCGACCACTGTGCTTGGTTAACCTGAACCCGCACTTGCAGGAAGTCTCCTACAATCTTACCCTTCAGGATCAGGTCACCATCATTGGTTGCACCGATCCCCGCCTTCTGTCCGATTGACCACTGTTCACTGATATCAGACACATTGGCCAGTGCCGCGACTTCAGCGTCAGCAACCGGAGCAACATCAGCACGGAAGAAGAACGACACCCCTTTCTCGAAGTGAGTGCTACCCGTTGCGGTAATGATAGGAATGACGTTACGGGTATATCCTTTCAACTGCACATAAAGAACAAAGCGTGAACCATCTTTGACGATCTTTGCAGCCAGAACAGGCGAGGAACCCGATGGCATGAATGTACCGCCAATTGCACCGTCTTTCTTGTACTGGACACGAATCAGGGTATTACCGCCACCTTGACGTGTATCGTCGATATCGTTCAGTACCGCATTGGCAGAGAGGTAGTTGCCAGTGCCTACTAAATTGATATCGATCTGATCACCTTCAGCCGGTGAGAAGAACTTACCAACACGGAACCATTTGGCCGTTGCGGCTGAGTTGTTCAGTTTGTTACGAGACATCAACGCACCGAACTCAAGGGAGCCGTCGGTGTAGATACCGTAGTTCTGGATATCAATACGACCACGTTCCCATTCAGACAGCCATTCTTGCAGATCTGGATCTGGTGAGTAATCGATACCCGAGCCTGACTGGAGATTACGCGCTGTCTCAACCAAACGAGAGTAGGAGGCTTTCAGTTTGGTTTTGCAATCTTCCATGGAGAAGCCAGTGATGACCCACTGACCATTGGAGATATCACCTGGGTTATCGGAGTGTTCAATCCAACCATTATAAATGAAGGACTGAGTACAACGTGGTAAGTTGAAGACTTTACCTAAACGACTACCCTGTACGTTGAAGTTAGAAAGTTCAACAGCCGTGGTGTGATCCCATACACCTTTCGCTTGACCGGACCAGGTTGCAGCGATGATATCGCCGGTACAATCAGATGCGTACCACTGATTCACGCGAGTATCGAGTGTGTCCAACAGACTGATACAAGTACCACCAATCTTTTCGAAGCGTACACAGCTCAGGTTAAAGAACTGACCACCTGGGATGCTGTTGTTGAAGAAGCCTTTCTTAATTGGTTTATCAACAGTGGAAGTACTGCGGACAATTAAGTTAGCCAATTCTACTTTACGTGCTACCAGATCAATCATGAAGTTTTCATCAGTGTTCGACACGAGGATTGTCGAACTGTGATAACCAAAGTTGGTAGCATTGCCCGTAATACGAATGATGTTAAGTTCTTTGTTCGGTTTGAACTGCGATACAAAGAATGTACCCGCCGGGAAACGAATACCAACACCTTGCATCTTAGATACAGACCAGTTGTACATATTGGTCATTGCAGGGACGGCATCGGTCTTAGCATCTGGCACCGCTCCCCAATGGGTTACGTTCAGATCGGCCGGATCATTAATTACACGTTCCCAGTAGAAGCCATTGCCTGCAGCAATTGTACCGCCATCATCAGCACCTTTGCTTAAGTGACCAATAAAGTCACCGCCACCATAACAGGTACCGGTATTCCAGCCACGCAGAGAAATACGTGCACCTTCCATACGCGGTTTGGTTTTGCGTAATTCATCAAAGGATTGGATTTGCCCAATTAAGCACAGCGCGTCATTGGACTTCAGCACATCAACACTCAGGAGATTGGTGAGCTGTTCAGTTAAATCACTTAACGGGAAATAAGACATTTCACCGCCGGTAATAGTGACAACCCGCGTATCGGGTTTCGCGCTTGCAAGCAATCGTTGCAGGGGCGATAATACTTCGGCTGTAGCTGCCATGATAACTCCTAATTAATTGAAAGATACTACTCGGTGATTTCTTGCAAATCATATTATCAATCAAAAAAAAAATAAGGCAGCATAAGGGAGAGCCGAAGCCCTCCCTTAGAATTAGAGTCGATACATGTCTTTGGTGGGCGCTGTGTACCCAAAGGTTGAGAGCCGATGCGCCAGACGATCCAACTGATAAACTGCCTGTTGTAGGTGATTGTGACTGAACACCAAAACGTCAGTGTACTTATTGGCCCAGTGCACCGTAACAGAAACTTCTTTGCCGTCGGCCGACTCATTCACCACGATCTTGTTAATCTTCATGTATTCAGTCTGTAAGCCCACAGAGAGTTTATCAATGACTTCATTATACTCTTTGTGGAATCGTTTCATAATGACTTGAATATTTTCAATCGACCCATCATCGCGCAAATACATCTTAGCGCACGCAGTGAGCGTCGCAAGATCAAGTGCACTGTAAAGGTCAGCCATCATTTTACGACTGACATACACGAGGAAACGCAGCTTTGCGTCGTGGCTCGCCGCAATGACCGCTTGCTCGTTGTTGTTAACGAGTTTGTGGAATTTAAACAGCAAGAACAATGCTGCGATTAGCAGCACGGTATTGAGAAGGAATCCGTATTCCATGTATCACCTCAGCAGGTTATTGATTAGCGGTATCGACTCCTATTTGCATATAACTGCTAATAGCGCGAATACCTGTTATAAAGGATTGTAATCCATAGTCAGGCAGAAAATGCTTAACCACATCATTACCCTGACCCAAATGGATCAGCAACCAAGTGCCGTCATCGGTATCCTGACGGTCAACCTTGGTTACCATAATATCCTCGAAAACAGATGACATCTGAATGGCAGGCGCTACAGCTAAATTGTACCAATTAGTGAAAAGACTGACTGCCGCATGCGCAACCCCGCGGTCATGATCAACACTGAATCGCTCATCACGTAAAAACTGCACTTCCTTGTGAGAACGGATTACCTGAGTTTCTAAGGTGAGTAACAGGATACGTGACATTGCCATCACGTTCTGCCCGGCACGGTGTTTGTACGTCATCACTCTGCGTTCATGACGCTTACGTAACCAGGTTGCCGCTAATAAAATAGCAAGCGGTACCAGCACTGAAATTAAGGTTACTGAAATAGTATCCATGATGTTATCCTTTATTGGCACTGTGCATGACGTTCAGGGTGTCAAGATAGGCTTCCTGATAGACTTGACATCTACCTAGGTAGTTGGCAGCCAAGTTCAAATCGACTGTAACGGCAGGTTCGTTATTGCATTGGTAAACTACCGCCACGACGAAATGACTACGGTGGCCAATGCCATTAACTAAAGACCCTCTTATGGTGATGCTCAGGTTGAAATTGTTAAACTCGCGGACATCGGCCCAGCGATCAAATACTTCACGGATACCATCCAACGTGTCATCCAGTATCGGTGGTGCAGAGTCGGCTAGCATCATATCCCATGGAATGAATTGCGCGTGACTCACATCAGCCTTACCATTTAACACACGCAGCATCGACTGGATAACCTGGTCAGGACCGTGGTTCGCCAATCGTTTCTTGTTGCGATTATAAGAGCGAGTAACACTAAACATATACCAGGTGAACAAGCCGATAACGCCAGCTAGAACAATTGTGTTAAAATCCATGAGAATACCCTTAGTTAATTTTAGCCAGCATAACTCTTCACGTTACCCTTAGCTCGGGACAAAGTTTATAATCTTTGTATAACAAAGACGACAATTGTACGAAATTACATTGGCATAAAAGCCGGCACAAAGCCGGCCCTTAGTTTACCAGTGATGACGCTTGCGACGTAAACGTTCAATACGCTTCACGTCTTCGGCTTCAACCGCACTCATGCCAAACCAAAGTGCTGCTGCAAAAACGATCATACTAAGCACTGCCCAAATCATTCTACCCACTCATCAAAGTTGAGCTCTGCATAGTCCTTCAGCTCGGCCCTGCCTTTTTCACTACCCAGTTGTTCCTTTACTTTAGCGATTGCATCACCGTGCATAATCGCTGCGTAAGTCGGGTAGCTCTCCCATGCATAACCACCATCGCCAAACTTCTCAACCATGTGTTCGATAGATTCATCGATGACCGTGTTGATGTTGATCATTGTCATACGCTTGTAACGGTACTGTACAGCACGACGGATGTATTTCTGTAGATCAGGGTACCCGCGATCAGCAGAGGCCACAGCGTTAGACACGGGATTGATACGAGGGTATTTCCAGGAAGCACGATGTTCCAGTACTGCCTGTCCAATCAGATAGATATCTGCACGAGACAGACCATAATCGGCAGCGTGTGGAGACAATGCCTCGATTGCGTGCTCGGCACCTAACAGATGATGCATGTCGCGATCCACATGACAGTGGGTGTCATGGAACAAACAACCCAGCATGATCTGCTTACGCCATTTCTCAAGTTCGGGTTGATGTGCAATAATGTCGCTGGCTTCAGCCATCACAACCAGTGCATGATCGGGCTGATGAGCAGCGTCATTCAGCTTATAGTGATGCATGGCAATAACAACATGCAGACGTTTGATTTCAAAACCAGCGAGAAACTCAATCTTTTTACACAGCTGAGTTGTGTGTTCATTATCAGGATGGAAAGCAGCGTCCATCTCTTTTGGGAAAGTTACCATCATGGTCGGTATTCCTTACAATAAGTTAATTAGATGACTGCAGTGCAGCCCAGTTAATACTGATGGCGATTTCTAACTCTTTCAAGTCGAAACCGACTGGCGCTATTTTAGACCAAACCGCAGGTAGATCAAAATTAGCCTTGCCTGTTGATGGGTCTATCACCAGATGTCCGATATCAGGATCGACTGGCTCAAAGGTATACGTACCTTCTGATTCCTTATCAACAAATTTCACTCCAGTAACGAATACATAAAGTAACGCACCGGCTGCATTCAGATATTTGTTGACAACGTCATAGCCATCCAGAGTAATGTGGAAGGTATCGCTTTTCTCTAATGACATGATGCCTTCCTTTATTCGTTGATGTATTTCAGATTGAGAATTGGGTACTGACGAGGCATTGAATGATAGTCAGGATAACCCATCACCCGCGCAATGTGATTATACGATTGCATTAACGTCAATGGGTGTAATGGCTCACTGACATTGACATACGAACGATAAGCCTTGCCTAATTTACGAAATTGACGCTTAGATATCTCTTTGGATAAGGCCAGCATCAATAGAGGATTTAGAGTCGGTTTACTTTCAATCAGTACCAACGGTTCATCATCTTCCATTTTGGCTTCTAACACCATCCGGTCTGCCTTTCGCCGTTGCACGTAATTCCGTACGGGAACTGCAGCTCTAACGGTCACATCAATTGAATCATAATTGCGATACCCTACCAAACACGCGACATAGTCACGGGCTTTTCCTTCCTTTATATCTGCTCCAGCGATTTTTGTTAGACGGTTAGCCGCCGTATTGATATCACGCAGGGAAATGGTTTTACTTGCTTTGAGATACGCGATGATACCCTGACCTACCAGGTTCTGTTCGATATTCTCAAGCGTCCATTCCGGTTTGGTAGTCTGACGTTTCTTGTTGCCACCTAAGCGTGTTACTGCCTCATGAGCTGCTGCGTGCTCACCTAAGGTCTTATTAGCTTTTCTAGCAGTTACCATTTGTTTACGACTCCACTGTTAATTTGATAGATTGGTAATCAACATGCTTGGGTGCAAGATCCCACCATTCGGCACGTTCATTGTTATACGGTTGAAATCTGACGAACTCGCCAGTAGAGGTATTCTTAACACAGATTTGATCGACAGCTTCCATGAACGTGTCACAGAGTAACCAATGTTCTCCGGTGACATGTGCATCATGCACTAACTCTTGTTCGGTTAACGTTGCAGTATCCACAACCGCACTACTCACATTGAGTATTGGGCGGTATACCGTAAAACACATAGCGTCACAACCTTCATCTTCAAAGTGATGAGAGATATTCGGATAGATCGCCCAGAAACACTGTTCGATAGAAGGTGCCACACAGATACGTGGGATTGGCATCTCACTGAAAGAACTGCTCGGATTCTTCGGTGTGTCAAAAGGTGAGTCTGGTAACTTTGGTGTCCAGATACCTTCACGATCACCGTGGAAACTAATGTGGTATAAAGGAAGAGTGATTTCGTTACCACGTTTAATCAAGTTTCCGTAACGCGCTTTGAACAATTGCTGGATATCGGTATCCATTACTCCTCCGGTTTAATAACTCCGCTTACAACTAACCCAGTGCCAGCTGCAGTAATACCACCGCCTACCGACACCAGATGTGATCCTTTGTGAGAGATGATGCTGTCCAGAATCTCTGCCAGAATCCCATTGTATTTGTTCTGATGATCATCGATGCACTGATAAGCATCACTGAAAGTATAGCCGTGCTTTGCCACCAGATGTTTTATCAGGAAACCTCTGTAAACATGCAGTGCTGTTTTCCATGGGAGTTCGATGGTCACTTCATTACCTTCCTTGTTGACCTGCGTGATCACCGGGCACCCTATCATCGCATCGGTCGTGCTGGCAGCATGCTTACGCAATAATCCTGGGCGACGACCTAAGATCTCACTAGGTGATGGAACCGGTGTATTGTGTTTCTCCGCAAACACTTTAGCCGCCGGTAATTTTTGAATACTACCGGCAACAGTACGAATCAGTTGTAACGCTGTCTGGTTCGATATATCGGCGTCGGCAATCAGTTCGAAATAATGATTGATTATTTCAAGGTACGCTTCCCGTGTCATGGACCCCGAGTCATGGCGGGTATTATAAACACGGACGATCAGCGACTGCAGGTAGTCCATAAGGAGGGATTCAAATCCTTTCTGATCGATCTCCCCTTCGACCAAGCGTTGCTTCAGACCTTCATACCAGGTGGTGTACGTTTCTTTGTTCATGATGATACTCCTGAATTATAGATAAAAAAGAAAAGGGGAGGTAATCCTCCCCGGATACAGATTAGTGCATCACGACCAGTAAACAGCTACCAGTCAGATCAACACCGAAGGTTGGTGTAACACGATACTGCGCAGCAGCCTGATGCAGCGCAGACAGCAGTGATTCTTCCAGAGAAACCGGACCATCGAAAGCATCCCCGCCGTTATAGCCGCCATTGGTGCGATTGAATCGTGGTGTCACATTAGGGATCGGCCACAGCGAAATGAACTGTTGCAGCAGTGAACCCATAGGTGTGAAGCGGTGCATTTGCGTATGACTGTTGCTGTAATGCAGTCCGCGAACACCCATGCTCGCTGCGTCGAACAGTTCGTGACAGATGCGCATTTCGACTATGCCGTTACGCAGGATATCGGTGGTGATTGCTAACACACCGTTTTCAAGTTCCAGTGTATCGGTACGGGTATGCTTCATTAAGAAACTCGCATGCCCCTTTTCAAGAGGGTTAGCGATAGCCAGCAATACAGACGCTGTGGTATCTTTCACAAAGTCCAGCAGTTCAGTACGGGCCAGCTGCCGAGCTGTGGTTACCGGGCAGTAACCGTCACTGAATTGTTGTAACAGACCGTTACGATCACGGGTATTAGGATCGCCGTTGAATCTGGAGCTATTTACACGTTCCTCCAATGCCTGCTTAGCAACAGTAACCCGATCATTGTTTGTCACCGGTTCACCGAGCTTCATAAAAGCATCGATGTGCGGTGTTTTGATAGGACTGGCGTACAGACTACGAAGTGTGTCTTCCAGATGTTCACGCTCACTGTCAGGAATGGTACCTACCGCATTGATCAAAGAGATGAAATAGTCGACAAGCAGGATGTTGTCAACATATTTAGGATCGTCATGATACAATTCCATTACCAGTGCTGAAATTTGTTTCTCAGCATCGGCGTAGAACTTACAGACATTTTGATGGTTTTGTGAGGTACCAATCACGTTAAATGCATCACGTGCGCTACTGCTCGCTGAGGTAGGTTTGTTTGCACAAACCCAGTTCTCGACTTCAGCCTTGGTTGGGAACTTTGGAAAAGTCTTTTTCTCTTCAGCCTTCACGGCCTGATCCTTTTCTCTTTTAAGGTATGCTGCTACTTGAACCGCATTGAAATTATCCAAGGCTATCCTGACTACCTCTACTGTGTCGGCTCCACTCTTACCCAGCGTATAAGCGATATTTACAACTGTAGTTTGCGTGAAGACATGGTCATAACCCACTGCATTCAGAATATCGGCAATGAGCTCAGCTTTATTCCGGGTAATTTCTTTACCACCTTCAAAGAAAGCGTCAAGGGCGTCGACGATCCCCCTTTCAAATTCGATCACCGTAATTTTATTGGATTTCAAATTTGTTTTCAGGTCCATGTACCAGTCGAACAAAGCTGTTTTAGATCTCAGTGCTGCCATGATAAAGCTCCTTACAAGGGTTAAATTGGATTGGTTAATTCACGTGTGTCATGTAGGTTTGAGATTTTCTGCAGTTAACTTTATTCGCTATATCGGCATAAAAGGAGGACCGAAGTCCTCCTCTAAATTATGCGACATCCAATACAATGTTTTTCTCTACCTCCAGGCTTCTACCGCTTAATGCCACTTGCAATTGATACCCATCCCATTTATGCACTTCTTTTAGCATGAGGAGGAGGTCGGTTGCCACCAGACCGTGATGAGTATACAATGTAGAATGACTACAGTCTCGGCCATTAAAGTCGAATAAACACGATACATCTACTGTCTTAACCTGATCTACAACAACATCGCCGTTTTTGGAAATGAATCTGTAGTGAACTACTTCTACCTTGAATTCCCGTCGGGAACACTTGGCAAGTCCGTTACGCATCTTGATGAGGAATTGCTTGAGGTTTTGAACGTCTTCATCACCACTTACCTCACCAAATGTTAATGTACAGTTTTCATTACAGTTCATGTTATTGCTCCGTCAATACACAGGGGTTAACCTACGTTGATGGCTCTGGCTAAATAACGCTCATCTACAACATCTTGGATAGTCACGTTGTCAACGCCCTTTGCAATCGCGGCCATTAATACTGCTTGTGTTTTAATCGGCACTTGATGCTTGGATGTTAGCTCAACCAACTTTCTTTCGACCAGTTCATAAGCATCGCTAGAGATATGCACCGTAGGCATTACACAGCTCTCTCATATTTAATGAACGGATGTGGGTCGTAGCCTTCCAACTTAAAGTCTTCCAGCTTGTAATCCTCCAATTTATCGTGAGGGTTAAGAACAGTGAGTGTGGGTAACTCACGCGGGGTACGACTCGCCTGCATAATTGCTTTTTCCTTATGGAAATTGTAAATATGCACGTTAGTCATGTCCGCCTCTAACATCCGAGGAATCATGTTCGCTGCACCGGCAAACATATGCTGCAACACAGCATAGCTTGCGATGTTATACGGCACGCCAACCATGTAGTCACATGAACGCTGATGATATTTCAGATCCAGGTAATACTTCGGTACGTTAGCATCATCCATGAACTCAATAAGGCGTTTATCATCAGTATCGCCTAACCACTGACCTCGATGCGAACGGTCATTGTAATCTTCCCAGGCGCTAGGTGCGTTAGCCTCGATCCAATCGATACGATCTTCAACCGGGATCTCATCGGTATACAGCTCGAACGCCCAATGACACGGAGTCAGGCATGGTTTACCGCCAATGACATTATCCTGCGGGCTAATGGATTCATCTGGCATGTTAGCCGGATCCCATGCAGATAGCACCATACGACGGCTCGTAGGATTCGTTTTAAGCATGTTTAGCAGATAACCGATCTGATCATGCACTTCGCCATTACGACCCTTCCAAGCGCGCCATGCTGGTCCGTATGGTGCATTGAGCGCACCTTCTGGTACCAGCACGACTTTCTTAGTACGCGGTACACCCTGTTGATCCAGGAAAGCATGACCCGCTTTCGCAGAACCCATGCCATTGAGTTGTGCCTCAGCGACCGGGCGTTTTAGATCAGACAGCTCACACCAGGCAGTAAGACGCTCGTGATTATCCATCGGGATTTCGCGAGAGATCTCTTCCTTAACACGCCAGTCATCCCAGATACTGATTCCGGGCATATCGGGATTACCCGCCAGGAAGGAGATCAGTTCATGAACGATGAAATCGAAACGAACCTTTTTACTGGTAACCAGCGGGAAGCCTTGACGCAGGTCGTAAGTCTGTTTCATGGAGAATACAGATAACGTACCCACACCAGTACGATCGCCACGTTGAGACCCGTTCTCAAAGATGTAACGAACCCCGTCTAAATATTGACGCATGTTGCTTTTCCTTATTAGCCGTAATGTTGTTCTTTGATCAGACGATCCATCGTTTCTTGTGGACTGTGCTCGTTATCCAACATACGAACACTACCGCCGACTACCCCGCCTTTCCAGCCGCTGCGATCATGACCGATTCCATTCCCGCCATTGCCTTCATATTTGAAGTCAACACTGCGCACACGCCTTGCAAATAATGACAACCAAGGTAACCAGGCTAAACGCCACGTCATGCGCTCAATGATAGCGCTGATCATGAGTTCCTGGACTTCACCATGTTTCGTGGTATAGGTCGCTGGAAACGCCCATTGACTAGCATTGGTTGGATTCTCATCAGAGTTAACCCATTTGCCGCCAGTGGTCATGATTTCACGTTTATAGAACTCGCGCGCCCAAGGCAGAGGGAATGACTTGGTGCGCTTACGCAGACTGATGTGTTCGCCTGACTTCGCTGACTTATTACCCAGGTGAAGGTAGACGTGATTATCCATGACACTAAAACCGTACGACGGCTTATTGTCATTCTCTGTCCAGGTCAGTTGTTTACGCGGCTTCGACCAGGCGATCAGCACAAACCAGTAGAGACGCAATACCAGTGAGAGCTTTCTGCCATTTTCGACATAACAGGCAAAACCATAACCAACTTTACGGTTAAGGGTTTTATTGAACGTTCGGCCGTAAGACAACTCGTATTGGTCACCACACACCCGAGTGCTACCATCTTCGTCTTTGCGTGCAGATGAGGCACCTAACCAACGCTTAAACACGGCTGCCAACATGACTTGCCCCTTTTGGATCGTAGTTTTCAATTGCCATCATGATATCGACGTAGTCTTCAACCCGCCAATTCCTACCGGTCACTAAGCCCGCCAGTAACCACACCGCCGCGACCTCGGTATCTTTCTGCACGATCTGACGTTGCGCCAGTCGATGGATAGCGTACCGCGCAGCTTGATTTATGAATTTATACTCTTCAAAGATCACTCTACCTTTTTGGTCGATAACGCCGGTATGGATCTCGTGATGAGGTTGATGATCGCGAGAACTGCTTACATCACGGCTATAGGTGCGAGCCCGATCAAATGATTTAAAGGCTGTAAGAATCGCATGGGTTATCGGATTACCTTGCATGTCCGTGACGATCAGGTCCACGCCCAGGTTGACCGGATAGTGATTGCGCACATGACACCAGTACGGCAATGTTGGATTAACCTTACGATCAAACACACCCAATGCAATGAATACCCGGTAATCGTTTTGAATTGGATGTGGTTTGTCCTGATCAGCCAGTAACTCCATTAGATAAACTGTAGCACCACCGACATACGCATTGTGATCCATCCACGTGACCAGAGTTTCCATTTGGTCGGCCGTGATGATCTGTTCGGCCAGCTGCAGGCGATCACTTGAAATAAAGTGCTCGTTGATTGCCTCAATGTGCTGGTCATAACTTGCAAAGAACTTCTTTTTCAAATCAGAAGTGGTTTGGTGTAGCCGATCCAGACGCGCCTGACGTTGTGCCTGCAGTTCAGTTGGTGATAATTCTTTACCCATAACGTTGCTCCTTAGGTGGATACTTCTTAACGAGCTTTTGGACTTCGGCATCTACTGTTTTCGATGCGACCTTTTGCAAGTTGTTGATGTGATACGCAATGGCCATTTCAAAACCGTCAATTAAGACGTCTTCCATGGAGTTGTGACGCTCCAGACCAGCGGGATAACCCAGCCATGGGATAAACCCGATATCGGTATCCAACTTGGCATCGATGTAAGTGCGGATCTCTTTGTTAGAGCGATGATTGTGCGGTAGCTTCACACCGGCATCACGTGCTAAAGACGCAATAGCACGAGCATCAAAGTCACCACGGTAATAAATGTTCACCAGTGCATCTTCCCCACGTTCTTCTTTGGTGAGAGTGATGAGGTTCTGAATGAACTCGACGTATTGTTCCATAGCAGCTTTCAATGGCGTAGTTGGTTCCAGAATAGCAGCCTGTGCTGCCTTGGTTGTCTTCTTCACCCACCACGCTTGTGTGCTCGCCAGGAACGTACGACCCAGGAGGTATTGTTCAGTGATGTTAAACACCACATGGAACGACCCTTCTGGTTTTTTCTTTGCTTTATAATCAGCAATCTGTTTTTCAATATCAGACAGATCAGTCACATTCAGGATAATACCCGAAAGGGTAAACAGACCGGCGCTATCAACCAGGTCAGTAGATTCAGCATCAACTACACCAACAAGCATTTCTCTTTCCTTAACTTAAAGTAACGATAATCGAGTCATCACGTGTTTCAACAGCAAGAGTCCATTTAGATTCTGGAAACTCTTTTTCCGGGTAGTTTTCATTGTATACTTTGATTAAATCAAATCTCAAGTACATAGGCGACGATAGCTTTTTAGCGACCTCGGCCACGTCAGATAAAAACTTAGGTGCAAGTACATCGCGATTAAAACGATAGGTACACACGATACACAGCGACTCATCAGCCGCACCAGGTTTACGAGTGATGCGCGCATTTCCTTGCGCCACAGCCAAATCATCTAGGTTGGTGCATCCATGAAGGCGCGACCAAAGCCTCTGGTCTTCATTATAAAACCCCTCAACGATATCATCTATCTTACGTCGGTCTTTCAAATCGATATGAAACTCGCCGGTGTTATAAATCAAAGCAACCATAGCCTCACTGCTTCTGATAATATCCCATGCAAAACGATCGATATTACTGCGCTGTTCTTCTAACTTAGCTTCAGATCTTTCGCGTAGACGTTTAAGAATGCCGGCACTCGTGATAGTTTCCATGAATATCTCTCTATTTATATTTGGCTAAATGATTGGACAATGGATGTCGGAAAGAACAAAAAAAATGGCATAAAGGGAGGCCGAAGCCCCCCATCTGATTAGCGCATACTGTAAACAGGTCGGTAGTTCACACCGAAGTCATTGCAATGTTTTATTGCGACTACTGCAAAGCAAACAGCCACTGCAAAGATACCGGGGTAAACATAACGCTTTACTTTATTTTCTGTCATGGGTAATCCGTAAGATCCCCAGAGATAGCATAAAAGTAAGATCGAGATGTAGAGCCATAAATCATCCATGAAGTCACTCCGCTTTGAATACATCCGTGCTAGCAGGTACGTATACTGGCCCGTCAATACGTTTGTAGCAACGATCGTTTGACATCACACCCTGACCCGGTGGTAGATCACGACACTTACCACGCTCCATGTAAGCATCGAATGCGGCGAAGCCATACGTTATCAATACCACTACGATTCCCGCAATAGTCGGTATGCCATAACGCCCCAGCTTGGTTTCAGCAGTGTTTGTCCCGCCGCTACCAAAGTAGAACCAGATGAACACCATGATAAAGATGACGAGATCGAGGATGTATGAAAAATATGCGTGAAAGAATTCTGACATGAAATAAGTTCCTATGCGGCATAAAGGGGTAGGATATCCTACCCCTTGATTATGAGAGCTTGAGCTGTGTAGAAAAAGGAGAGCAATATACAATGCAAAGTTCGCCGAATAACTAAAATCCGTCGACTTGAGTTATACGACTTTGGCTATGCTGCCACTGCCGGGTTCTAACCCTTACCCAAGGGAGATAATGGATCACCTCTTTAGAGTTACAACCTATATAATAAGCATTATATTTCTTCTTTCTTCTCTACACGGATTGTAAGTTGACACGGTGGTAATACGTTACCGAGTACGACCTTACAATCAGGATAGTACAGCTCAAGGTGAGAACTGATAATATCCACAAACGATTTGATAAGACCTGCATCCTGAACGAATTGCGGGATATTGATTTCATACACCGTGCAGGTTTCACTGCGAATCTCAACAGACCAACACGTGATCTTTTCCAGGTCGTTGTATTGGACAAACTTGTGTTCACCAAAACGTGGAATGGAACGATCGGTTAACCCGTTGCGATGATAGAACGCGGTACTGATCAACGTGCTGACTAAAGCGTTACAATAATCAGGTAATACCGCCACCTCCTTGGCGGCAGCATGGTCTTTGTCAATTTCCCGGACATGGGTAATAATACCACGATTTGGCATCAGGCTTTCCCTTTGGATGCTTTAACTAAAACGAACTCGAATTCGTGGTTAAACGCCTCGCCACTACTAACAGCATGGTAATCGTCAATCCTTGCATTAAGGTGACCTGCCAGTTGATGTCCGGCAACGTACTGTAGTTTGTGATCACGAATGAAGCTAGCCCAGTCAATGCTAATATAAATAGATCCCTTTGGGTACACCATAATGCGTACACCCGTGATACGATCGCCGAAACAGAGAAATAGACGGTCAGTACAGCTAACAGACCTAACAACAGTTTCATCATGGTAATCCGCCTTACGAATCGCTTTCTCAATTACCTTTTGAAGCTTAGCTGCCATTTTGCTTATATAACCAGGCAGAGTTGCTTCTTGCTTTCTGCACAGCGTAGTACGTTCGTTTTGAGTATCAAACTCGATTACATCCAGCGCATCATCAATACGTGTGTTCATAAGTTTCCTTTTATGGACAAGTTAAGTTAGATTGGTTCTTTACTCTTGCATAAGTGAAGGTGGTTTCCCGGTGATCTTCCGTTTGACCATTTCAGCATATACATTAGTCAGTTGTGTATACTTGTACGTATTTAATAAAATCTTGCGAGATTGCGAAACCAGATTCATTGCATCAACCAGTTCCGCATGAACTTCCATTGCCGCTTGCATACACTCCTCAAGGTGAGGGTCGTTAGAGCGACAATAGCGCAGGCCTTTGCCCCGCGGAATAATGCGACGAGTAACCATGCTGTCAACCAGGGTGTATTCGTACACTAATCCGTGCGGTGTTATCAGAATACCTAGAACATAGTTGTTGTAGGAACTATCAACCGACAGTTTACCTGGTTCAAGGAAATACTCGATTAGCGCAAGCCCTTGATGCGAGACAGGAAAGAATCGACCACATGGCATCCACAGTGATCCCTCACCTGGCGTGAATGGCAGTCCGTTCAGTTTAAGCAATTGATGGGCGTAAACGATGTTATTTTCTGAGATGGCAAAGATGCTGCTCATTATACCGCCTCTTTAATAAGTGGTTTTAACGTAGCCTGATTGATAAGAGTAAACCGCTTACTGACTTCCTGGTTTACTTTAGACACCGCTTCAACTGTCTTTTGTGGTGACAGACCCGCTGTTAAGAAAACGTCCGCCATCACTTGCCCGCTACCTGTTGCATACCAAGGCTCGTTACTGAGATCGATCAGCATACCCGCTTCCACAGCGAAGATATGAGTACGGGTCATGATCATAAAGTGACGAATAGTCATCCCCATGCGCAACGCATCTTCTTCACTGTATCTGTTGTTGTAATCCAAATCCCGATGACGGTAGTGATGATCAGTAACGGAGTTAATGAAGAAATCAAACGCGACCTGTAGGTCTTCCTCAGTTAACACCTGTCCAGTAACCGCCAACACAATCCTGCCACATTTAGACTTATAGAGCTTCTTGACATCACGTGCCATGTCAAAAGAAGCGACATAGCGTGATCCCTGCCTATCCCCAACTAATAGCCCGTCTTTGTAAATCACTAAACTCATATAACCCCCGAACGGCATAAGGGAGGGTTTCCCCTCCCCGCATGGATTAACCTGGACGACGCATGTTCATCGAACCGGCAGTAGCCGCGCTATTTACTTTCTTCTCGGGGATATCCCAGCCCGTCACTTCGCCTTCTGGACTGAAGTACAGCTTGGTACCGTTGACGCGTGCTTCGAGCGGAACGTCCTGTGCCGGCGCACCTAACTCTTGAGTCAGGTTATGATCCATTGAAATGATCAGTTTGGTTTTGTTACCACCAGACACATTAGCGTACAGACGGCCATCTTTTGTTTTGAACAGGAATGGAACGAGTTTTGCATCAAGGGCAAAGGCCATGATAATTTCCTTACTTGGTTAGTTAATAACGAGCAGTTAGCTCATGAACACAATACTAATCACTGCCATAGCCACAAATATGCCAGGACAGGACACGAGAAGGAACCTCATGCTCGATATAGCAGATCACTGTCAGTTCAGCACCACGGGTTAGTGGCAGGTTATCGTTGATATCCTTTACAAAGAGATCAACGGCTTCCTGGGCTGACTTGGCCATGATGACAGCTATACGATCTATGTAGTCCAATGGATCCTTCTCATGTACTTTATAGACGTTGCTGGTAACCATGATTACTGCACATCTACTTTGGTGACGATCCCTTCTACGGTATCGCGCAAGAAGAGTTCGATACTGAAGGTTTCGACGAGGTCAACGGCTTCAGTTGATTTCACCGACCAACCAATCGGACCGGTGACCTTAACCATGTCGCCTGACTTCCATCCCTGGAACACCATAGAGACTTCATCTTTGGTATTAAGACTGCGTAGATCATCAAGGTTCATTACCGCACGGCAAGTGAACTGCTCGGCAAACACGCCATAGTCACCTGGCATGACGTAAGCACGTAAACCGAATTTAGGATGCAGACCAGGACCTACCGTTCGCGACAGCGTAAAGATGAGTTCACCTGTGATACCCGCAACTAATTCATGACGAGGATCTTCAAGCGCCATCATTGTTTCCGGGGAGAGTGCGTAGACCTTATTCAGTTCCATCGACCACCACCTTATCACGTTCTGCCTGACGCATTTTCTTTTGCATCTTACGCAGTTGTTTACCAGTCAGTTTCTTTCCATCCACTGAACGCATTTCTGACTTGGTGACAAAACGGCCATCCTTCTCGTTCTTACCACCGCCTGGTGCCTTACGATCAATCGCACGATGTAGGTGCGGGGTAACCATGTGCGCTGCAAGTGCAGATACCGCGACCCGACGACGCATCGCCTTACCAGTAGGCGTGAAACCCAAGCTAGCAACACGATTAGCTTCGGCCTGTTCGGCACGATCTTTCTCAATCTGGATTGCCGCCATCTCTTCCAGTGTCTTAATTGCACACAGACATACCGCTGGCTGATAATCCGTTGGCGACTCCAGGTTAAATGGCAACGTACTGGTCTTCCAGGCAACCTGCACATGCGCGTCAGTATGGTTAGCCTTCTTGCACAGTACATTGAGGTAAGACCGCAGGCTGTCACCCAGATCAGTGTTTGGCTCGATGTCGTTGTGACGTTCGCTCAGTTGTGTTTTGAGTTCCTCAACAGAGAGTTCATTCACATGTAACCACATCGCTTCTTCACCGCTCCAGGTACTCAGCACCCAGTCATCAAAGATACGACGCTTGATCGGCGTGAAGGTCACCGCGCCATCTTCGGCAATGTTAACCGTTGGCAGCACATCACCAAACATCTTCACATTACGGTCTAGACGGTCTTTGCCTTTGAAGTAATACTCTTCAGTGATCTCTTCATCCAACATCTGACGGATTTCAGCAATCTCATCATCTTCAACCCGGTCAGGGCCTTCATGATCAGATGTCCATTTAGCAAACGATCCCCCGTTAGGATAGTAATACCGCCAGACCTCACCGGTCTTCAGCTTGATATCATAACGGTCTTTGAGACGCCAACCAGTATACGGAACCCAGATACCTGGATGAGCAGGATGGTGATTCATCCCATCTTTTAATTCAACGACTTGTGCCATGATAAAGTAGTCCTACTTAAACAGGGGTGATGGTCAGGAAAGGCGCGCGTTCCATCAAATCGATTTCCTGCAACTCTTTCCAACTATCGTCGCGTAACATGGCCAGTGCGACCTGGTTAGTGTCGGCAACCTGGGTACGCAGGAACAGTGGCGAATCAACAATCGCGTCAACCACACGCATCGCACCGCCTGAGAAGTTAGCATCGATGCCGTATTCCATACTGACCACATTAGAGCCCGGAATAACACCCATGCCCGCTTTAGCGAGAGTTGCCCTGGGGTCTCCACCACAGAAGTCTGGTTTAGCAACATCAATGGCTTTGCGAATGTGAGTATCGATATCATTGTTAGTGATCTCTTTACTCACTTCCAGGAACAGGTAACGTGTGTTGTACGACGTGTCACTGATGATAACCAGTTTAATTACATTGTCCATTTATTCTTCCTCTACGTAAGCAATGCCACGCATCGAACCGTTATAGATGCTTAAGGTTGGGTTTGCACGGGTAAGTAAAGCTGCAGCTGCGCGTACAGTGCAGGAGTTACGGAAATGGGGCTCGTCGTCAACAAATGCCTTGGCGAGCTTTGGAATAAAATCTTCCCATTCAGTGTCGCTATAAATGAAGTGTACCGTGGGGGTATCGCCGTCATCGATAACATCAATTAAAGTTTCTACTTTGTGACGGTTACACAATGTGTCATTACTGTCACGAAATACATCACGATGAGTAGCCGAATGTAACCAAGTTTCGACCCGTTCGAAGTCAACTTCGTGGTAAGGGTCTTTGATGATTAGGGCAATGGATTTCTGTGCAGAAGGTTCTGATAATACAACAACGAGTGAACGCATGGTTAATTTCCTTTTGATTGGCATAAAAGGAGGGCCAAAGCCCTCCTATAGTTTACTCGGCAGGTGAAGTACCGCGTGGGATAACCTTCATACCGCCTGCATGACGAATGGCCACATAACCTTTCGGTGCGGCACCACCTTCAAGAACAGGCGCTGGCATAGTGAGCTCTTCGATAGAGATTTCAACCTTATCAGCGATCTCTGGTAAGATGTCAATACCCACGAAGTTTTCTGCTTCAGAGGCGGCGTTAGAAAGCAGCTTAGGTTCGATACCCGCTTCTTTCAATGCTTTCTCAATCACTGCAATGACAGCAGTCTTAGCCGAATTATGTTCACCGGCAACAAAGATAGTGACTTGCTTTTTATTTGACATGATTAACCCTTCACGCAAAGAATCTGTTTCAATATATACTTGATTTTCACCAAGTCATCCTGGGAACGCATGACATCGTCAATTGACTTATACGCTTTTGGCGTTTCATCAATCACACCGGCATCTTTACGACACTCAACACCCGCCGTGTCGCGAATATGATCTTCGACACTGAACTTATTGTTTGCGGCAGCGCGCGACATCAACCGACCAGCACCATGCGAACATGAACAGAAGCTCTCTTCATTACCCAAACCTTCGACAATGAATGACTTAGCACCCATGCTACCAGGGATAATCGCCAGATCACCTACACGGGCACGAACTGCGCCTTTACGGGTTACCAGTACATTGGCATTAAAGTGGTTTTCCATTGCCACGTAGTTGTGATGGCAGTTAACCGCAATGGTGCTTTCCGTAAACGGTTTAGCAATAGTTGTGTGTAGTGCCTTAAGTGTTGCACTCAGCATGATTGCGCGATTGACTGCAGCGAAGTCCTGCGCCCAGCTAACTGCTTCCAGGTAGTCGTGGTAATACTGAGAGCCCTCTGGAAGATAAGCCAGATCCTGATCCACTAGGTGAATGAAGAAGCGCGCCATCTCTTCTTTGGCTTTCTCAATAAAGTACTTACCAATACTGTTACCAATGCCGCGCGAGCCAGAGTGTAACATTACCCACACCCGTTGCTCCTCATCAAGACAGATTTCAACGAAATGGTTACCGCTACCCAGTGTGCCGGCATGGCGAGCAAAGCGCGAACTGGCTTTCAGTAACTTAGGATGCTTACCAGTGATTGTCTTCAAGCGATCCTGAAGTGCAATCAACGCGTCCTTATGCACCTGGTCGAGATTCATACTGAATTCGGTCCCCCAGGCACCACGATCGTTAGCACCACCGTTATCAGTACGGCCATGCGGAATACCTGCTTCAATACGAGAACGCAGCGGAGCGAGGTTATCAGGCAGATCAGCTGCAACCAACGAGGTCTGCTGAGCGATCATCCCACAACCGATATCCACACCGACTGCAGCGGGGATAATCGCACCTTTGGTTGCAATGACAGAGCCGATAGTTGCACCCATCCCCCAGTGGACATCCGGCATGACGGCCAGGTGTTTATAAATGAATGGCAGAGTTGCCAAATTCTTTAACTGGACTTCAGCACGTTCTTCGACAGGAACAAACTTTGTCCACATCTTGATCGGCACTTGCTGTCCTCCGAGTTCGATAATATTTGACATTACTAATCCTTAGTCTTCGCTTAAGAGATATTTGTTACTGATTACCTTGAACGAGAAGTCCCGTGTCAACGATTTGTAAACCACGCCTTCACGATTGGGCTTACCGGAATAGAAGCGTTTACCGTCTGCCTTGGCCAACACTTCCTTAATAGTAGCCGGCAACGTAGTGACTTCTTCCAGAACAGGAACGTACTTCAGTCCCAGACGTGTGCATACGTTGCGTGCCTGCTCAGGTGACAGGGCCATGGTACCGTTGACGTATACACGGTAGACATTGAAGGAGACTTTATCTACACCTTCGTAGTTTCCCTGGATACCCGGTCCAAAGAGCTCGCCCTGAACGGTATACTCGCAACGGTCCATTACTGACAGCGCACCGAGCTTAGTCAGAATGCCATTCTCGTGAGCATAGCGGAAGAAGTTATCATCCAACGCCGAGATAACACGCTCTACACGAGGCAGACCCACATTGATGATGTCACGCAGTTCATTGCTATTAAAGAAATCACGTAACCACGGGATTGGCGCTGAAGTGTATTCAGGCCAGGTAATACGTCGCCAACTAAATGCACGACGGTTACGTAGCATGAGTCCACCTACCCAACGACGTACTGTTTGCCATGGGGTAAAGACAATATCGTCTTGACGGATTTCACAGTTACGTGAGCACACGCCGGTAATCACTTCGCCGTCGTCAATGAACGAATAAACGGTCATTGATTCACCATCCAGTTTCACCGTGACTTCGAACTCTTCACCGGACTCTACGGCGCGCTGATACTGAGACGAGGAGTTCTGCACCCGGTTCTCTTCTGACTTACGCAGAAACGCCGGGAATGGCAACGGACTGATTTCAGGCCCACGGATACGCAATGCCAGGCGATGGTACCAACTGTATGACGGTTCAACAGCAGTGGTGTTCTTGGAGTCTGATTTCTCATACTTCAATACACCCAGCACCATTGTCAGATCGTCGCCTTCCACACAGTTGGTTACCTTGACAACCTGCTGTGGAATAGGGATTAACAGGCCCTGTGACAGCTCTTTACGCAGCTTGATGGTTTTAATGCGAGCATACGTCTGATCGCCAAAAGACTTCAGTCCTTCTTTGCGCTCCTCTAAGAAGGCAAACTCAGGAATGCTGGTTGGGACCAAGGAATCGATCTCGCAGTACAGCGCCAGATCACCCTTGTTAAATTCACCCAGCTTGATACAGACTTGCCAGCCGCCAATAATGGCTAATGCCAGACGGTCAGCATTCGGATGTGGGATAACATCATCGATGGTCACTACACGTGCCATCTGGCGAAAGGTCTCTACAACAGCCTTTGCATCACTCATTTAATTTTTCCGTATATCTTCTTGTGAATAATCTTTAACATTTCATTGTCAGTAGATAATTTAGTTCTCCTGACAACAACCCAAAAACAACCTTCAAACAGTTTATTTAAATTAGTTTCCGGTGTTGTGACAACATCCGTTATTGAATACATACGCATCCGTGTGACACCAACAGATAACATCGCTTTATGGAGTGTCTCAAATTCATCAGCAGTTATACCTACCTTGTCGGTCCAGTAAGTTATCTTGCTGTGCACACATCCTAAAACTTCGGCAATTTCACTCAGAGGTGTATAATTACCTCTGAACATTAATCGCCGAGTATCTCTCTTGTTACGTCCCTGTTGTTTAGTTGTCGCCCAAACACAGTTACCAGGTTCGTAATTACCATCTGGATCAATACGTTCGATGCTGTGTTTAGGTGTTGGTCTTTTACCCATATCACGAATAAAAGCAGCATAAGAGTTTTTCCATTCGTCGGACACAATTATTCCACGTCCACCATATATGGCGTAATCTGTAGCCGAAGGGATATAACATCTTGCTTTCATGCCATTCCATACTTTAAATTCAGGGTCTTTGCAGCCGCCATGCTTGACTATTTTATCCCTCAGTTTCTCCAGGCGATAACAACCGCAAGATATTTGATGACCACCGACTATTGTTTTTACGACTCTGGAGATGACGTTGCCACAATCACAACGCCATTTCCACATGGTACGTCCTTCTTTGTTTTTACCATCGGGAGATACCGCTGTTAGTCGTCCGTACTTATTACCTACTTCTATTTCAATCTTTTTCATTGCAACCTCGGTGAAGGGAACAATTAAGTTCCCGTTTTAGATTCCTTAGAACCGCTTAAGGGGATTGTCCTCATCGCCGTTCATGTGTAAGTAATTATCAAGCCTGACCGATAAGACTTCGCCGACCAGTTCAGGTTTAAATGCAGCAAGTTCTTCTTTTACTTTCGAATTCCAGATATGGGTATAACGTTTTGACCCATCTGGGAATCGAGTGATAATAACGAGACTATTCTCTAACATCGGTTCATTGATTGTATCGACGGTTTGGAACGCCTGAACGATCTTGACCGCATCAATGTTTTTATTAAACAAACCGAAGAACCGTTTCAGACTGGTTATTGAATCCGGGGTCAGCTTGACTTCTTTTACTTTGAATCGAATGAATGGCATGACCACCCCTCCATTAAAAGGACATCCCTGTCCATTATCAGTTAACTACCCAGATCGATGGTTTTCTGCTTGCCGGTTTTAAACGCTTCCTGCGTCTGGTCATCAGACACCACTTGGCAAAGTTTCGCCAGATCTTTCTTCGGGTAACCCGCCCATTTCAGGAACATGCCCTGCCAGAAGTAACCCAGGCTGTTTTCATAGTTACGACACGCAGTGAGCTTATTGCTTTGCGCAATACGGAACTCATCTTGCCCGGCGGCCATTTCGTTTTGAATGTTCAGATACAGTTTCGAGTCAACCTGATGGTTTTGCTCTTGAATGAACTGCACCACCGCTTTCGATCCATCTTTACCATAACGGCCTTCAAACGTCGCCCGGATGATCTCTTTCAAGTCTTTGACATACATCCCAGGGATCTGAGCCATGTTCTTTATCTTGATGGTAGAGGTCGACAGCACGTTCTCTGAGTCTTTGTTCAGCTGCTCAATGCGAGACTCCGCTTGCACGCCGCCATTAGAGGCAGAGACATAACCCAGGAACAGGCTGCCCGCTATGGCCAGGACCAGTACCAGGAGACCAGCAAAGATGAAACCCACAATAGCACCAGTAGACAAACCTTTCTTGTTACCATCTTGCATTACGATACCCTTTATGTTTATTCATGAATTGAAATTCGCCCATGTCGTTTTTTACGAGATAGAGACAAACCCCAATGTTCAAAAGCAGGTTGATCAGAACCGTCATGACGATTGCCCACATCGGTGGCGTAAAATCTTCATTCAGGTATTCAAAGGTTTTATTCGGAAGTCTATTAAAACGTTCCTGAATCACGTGAAGTTGTTCGTGTACCAGATCCGCATCAAGTGTGCGATCGAGCGCTGTCGAGTTCAGTGTTTTGATCATCGACATGTTCGACTGCCCGTCTGCAAACGCATCTGCTTTAAACCAGTTCACATGATGTTCCTTGTCGATGCCGTAGACGAGTATTACATCGTTCTTACGGGCACCATCCCAGGATTCACGGAGAGCTTCATAGAAGTCCTTGCTGTAGTCGGTGATGACTACAACGATGTTGAGTTGTTTTTGTGCGCCGAGTGTGATCAGTTCCTTATTAAGGTAATCGTTGATGTAATTGAAATCATCCTTGGTAGTATTCACCACCCGGTTGAATCGGTAATAGTCGTACGTTGACGGATAGTCAGGTATACGACCTTTATAACGCGCCATAACGCCTTCTGCGGCTTTAAACCGTTCAGGGTCGAGTAAGAGGTAGTTTCGCGTCATGTGCTCGCTAGCAGCCGGTTCACCGAGTTTAACCGCCGTAAAGCGACCAGGCTCACGTAACCCCTGACGATCAACACGGTCGATAGTAAAAGTACCAACCGTTGTCTTCACATCCCAGTCAACATCAAAGGCATGGTCAGGACAATAGATTGGTGTACAATGTTTCTTACCTTTACTGTCAGTAGAACAGGTCTCACCGCACTGGTGTTCATGGGTGCAGGAAACCTTGACAGGTGCTTTTGATACAACTGCGCCATTCCAGACTTCGTGGTCAAAACTCATACCGGCTGTTGTCGCATAGAGTATCCCCACTGACAGCGCCGTCCCAATCACCACCGCGCCACCTTGCATTGTCCATTCCATGTATGTAATGCGATGTGCAAACACTGCCTTAGATAACAGAACGAGCAACAGGGACGGGATCAAAATCCAGACCAGGTAGATCATTTGATTTTACTCAGTCGAGTGAAGATATGCCCTGGGTGAGTTTGTGGTCCGCCAACAACATTGTATTCCAGCGCATCCAATACGTTAACACAACTGGCACCACGATCATTAAGACGCAAGACATCGCCCAGTGAGAACAGATTACCCAGGCAATTCATCAGAGCAGGTCCGACGGTGTTATCAAGTTCAACCGTTGTAGACTGTTCTTTATGACCACCAAAATGCGGCAGTAACTCACGTTTCATGAGGCGGTTGTTAATAGGCTTAAGGGCGGTGATTGGTACTTTAGGTCCATCGTAGATACCGTCGTCACCACGGGCTTTAACGAGCTGCACACTGTATGTCAGTGTCTTTTCATTAATGTCGGATAAACTGCTGGTTTGAAATACATAGTCGCGCCACATGTGCGAGAGGAACACCCAAAGGATCGTATCGGGAACCTGTTTTGCGGCACCGCGCAACAAGTAACCGCTATCACCAATGATAACAAGCTTAGCATCCACCTCTTCATCATGAGGATTGCTATCGCCATTCAGCGCCTGCCAGTCCGCTACCAGCTTTTGAAAGTAGGCACGTTGGTAAGCTGGTTCAAACTTCGGTTTGTCCAAATCGTCCGTCTCATCAGAGTGATGGCGGATATCCTCAGGTTTACGACTGATGATTTCTTTGCCAAACAAGAATTCTTTTAACCAAGCCATGATGCTTCCTTTTTTAATTGGCTCTACGGATTTATACTCACGCAGAGTCACAGTTAAGATGTAACGAGTGTCTTCATGACGAGTAGCAAAGCTTCTGGACATGTTGTCTTTAAGATACAGCACATCCTCACCGCTTAGCTCGTCAAGCAACAACTCCATAGACGGCCAGTGCCAGTTATCATTGTACGCGGCGTGTTCCTGCCAAGCTTTTGTCGCCACACCACGTGCAGCGAACATCAGACTGAAACGATCCATCACTGTGCTAACAGATGGCAGTTCCTCACGATCGATTTTAAATACAGTGATAAGTTCAACTTTATCACACATCACCAACCCTCTTCCTTAAAGGTGCTCTGGTATACTTTGTATTCCAGCGCTACCCCGTCGAGTGTAATTGCCGTCAAAGGAATCACCCTGGCATTACCCTGCAGGGCCGCACGCATTTCATTAAGGAGTTTATCGATCACCGCCTTGTGCTCTTTGCTGGCTTCATCGAACTTAATTCGTTCTTTGTGGCACTTTGCAATTAAATCAATACGGTGATTGATATCGAGTTCGTTCTGGTTGACGAATACCGTGATGGGTGTTTTACGCTCACCAAACACAATTAGAACGGTCATGAGTTCAAACTTCATGATTCCTCCTTATTAGTTCGGATAAATTTATACAGCGTCTCACGGACTTCGGTATCGCCCCAATCCCACATCCGAGCCATGTTGCGGATGTCCTCTGGGATCTTTGCCGCCCAGTGCGCCATTGAGGTATCAGTAGGCTCGATACCATTATCGAGTAAACCGTCCCACAGGACGTCGTGCAGATCAGGATCCATTAGATTTGTTTCCCTTTGAGTTTACCTAACGCATCCGTTAGTACGGCCTTTGCAGCACGGGAGACAGACGCAAACTGCAGAGAACGGTAAAGCTCCAGCTGCTCGTTGTTGTGACGATGTGGTGCCAGGTGCGCGAGCTCAGATGCGATCATGGTGTGTAGGAGCTCTTCAGTGCGCGGTTCGTCATGCGGAAGATCGCCTACCCAGAAATGCAGGCGGTTATTAATCCAGTCAGCAAAACCCCAGCACTGCTGTGTGCGCATATCGCTGAGTTCCTGCTCACGGGTCATCTCAACGGGCGAGCCATCGGCTAACACACCTTGACGAGACTGTGCCATCAGATCTTCGTAGGTCATGCCCGAGGCTTCAGCCATTGGTGCCCAGTGCGCCTGGTGAATACTCTCAGGTGTGTCATGCCAACACACTTCAAAGGCAGGTTGATCCGGGTAAGGTACCACATCACCGATGGAATAATGAACCTCCAGCAGTTCTTCCAGGAGTGCTACCCGTTTAGCGAGTTTCCAGTTTTTAAACTTGTCGACAACTGACATGATCATTTCCTTTAAATAGGTTATCTGTTAAAAGATGATTCAACTTTGTTCGTAAAAACAAGACGGCATAAGAGAGCCCCGAAGGACTCTCTATTATAAAGTTTGTTTGTGTGATTTGTGTCTGGTAATTAAACGTATTACTTCTGCAGGCCAATAACTTGCTCGCATGAGGGCATTGGGCTGTTTGAGTAAAACCAACACCGTGTAGGTTATAACAGTGGCGAATATGGTTAATGGAATACTGATCGTCGTGCCTGCTGCTATAAGGAACAACTCGACCGTAGTGTTTTCCGGTTCTTCCCGGTGGATGACGCGTTCCAGTAATACCAACATGACAAAGATCACTGCCGTGGCTACTAGATGGTCAAGATAGTGATACATGGTTACCCAACCTTATTAAGGCTATCTTATTACCTATCTGTAATGTAGGCTTAAAGAATTCTCGACAAAAAATAAAGGGCTGCGTGTAGAAGGGGGACAACTGTCCCCCGAACTGCTGAAGTTACACTACGGCTAAGAGGGATGAACTCTAACCATAAGATTTACTTGACGACAGTCAGCCCACTCTTCCGTAGTGGTGTGACATTGCTCGTCTCTTCAGCGGCTTCTACAGCAGGTGTATCAAACACAGTAGACGGTGCCTTACCTTCATTCACTGGCGTGCCAAAGAGATCACCGACGAAACCTACTGCATAGTTAGGATTCTCACGAGAATAAAGTGCTTTGACCCAGCCGACCGGAATAAAAGCACGATGTGGTTTACCGTTGAAACGCTGTTCAACGACCATGTAGCCTTCTTCGCTGATCTGGTAGGATCGACACGCAGTATTGCTCAGATTGAGTATCAGCGACCCATCTTCTCTGACGTACTGATCAAGAACCTCATCTACACCAGGAATAGGCTGCAGCACGGCATATGGCGTCATGTTATTCGCGATCAGAAAATCACGAAAAGCATTGATTGCAAAATGCAGGTAAGGAATCTTTGCTGTTGGTTGTTCTTGCATGTCTTACTCCGTTAATGGATTACAATGGGGTCGTTGATCACAGCCCCACGTTTACGTGGTATGAATGAAATCTGTTTTTCGACATTGCCGATTTTACCGTTGCGTTCATTGATATAAAAGCAAAAGACAGCTTCTGTGAATTTATCCATCAGCTTGAGGAACTTATCGGCGACTAAGTCTGCCGACTTATTGGAGCGGATAAGTTTTGAATCAAGCTCATTGATGAATTCGAATGGCGCGATATACATCTCCATGATTTTGTTGTATGACTCACGTGGGATGTTGTGCCATACATCAGGTAGTTCTTCGATCAACAGTACTTCGTCGTTCTGTGTGACCATGAACTGGTTACCACGGATCAGATAGACATGATCATGGAATACCCCATCTTCATCAAAGATCTCTTCAGCTTCTTGAAGATGGGGAGGGAGGAATGCGATGCACGTACCAAAATCACCCAGGATCACGGGCAAACAGAAATAAGACGCCACCCGTTCAAGGTGCGTCATCTCATTGGGGTCTTTATCAATCCCCTCTGTTCTGAATGCAACCAAAAACGTGTGACCGTTAGAGCGATATATGTAGTTCATAGCTATCCTCTTTTAGCGAAACAGGTTTTTCAATAAAGCGCGTTCACGTAAAATGTGAGAACGTTTATCTTCGATATATTTTGCCAGGGATTCCCATATTGCGTTATCAGGCTCAAGGCAGACCTGAGGAAGCTTATCCAACCACACGACACCCGCGATTAACACGATGCCCCGATATGCCACGTTATTCACCGTTACCGTCAGTGTGCGTCCGCCGCATAATCCAGCAATCAACCCACAACACTCTTGTGAATTATAAGGCATCGTTGGGAAACAACGCAGTGCTTCTTCAACGACTGTCACCAACTGCGATACATGATGCGATGTTGCCATTTGTGCAACAACACGACGATACCCTTCGATTTCCGACACACCAATCGGATAGCAGATCTGCAAAGGTGGATTGACTGGGATAACACGATTACCCAGATCGAAACTATAATAAAGCGGTTGCTTTCCGAAGAACTTACAAAACATATCCGAAAGCACTAAAGTCTTAGGGGAAGGTTGATACTGACCGATATCCATATATGACTCACTTATTGATTAATTAAAAAGCGCTGACAAATGCCAGCGCATACGGGGTATCAATTCCCTGGTGTAAAATAAATCAGTAACGCGTCTGTAATTCGGTCAGACGTTCGTTAAACACATCGATCGCTTCTTTTGGCGTATTGACTGTAGTGACCGACAAGTAGTTCAAAGAGTCTTTGCCGTTCTTACCGGGATAAGCCGCATCGAAGAGAGGTACGACACAAAAGGTGTGGTATACCTGTGGACGGAATTTAGTCCATAAACGCATGTACCAACGTTTATAGATAACGGTAGTTGCCGCCATACTCACTCTCCACTTGGCATAACGAATCCCGTTAGGTTCGTCCAGATGCGACACCGCGGCTTGTTCGTAAACAGACTGACCCATAGGTTTGTTGTCTACAAACCAGTCACCACAAAGAACATCTTTCCAGGTGCTGATATAACTCCAACCATTGAGCTCGCCTTTAGTGTGGTCATACGTATCATGCCACAGCGCCAGGTTGATATACTGGTCGCAGAAATGGATACGTATGATGTCACGGTCTTTGGCTTTACCCAATGCCTTCATCCACCATGCCCAGGGCTGGAAGTTAAACGTGAGATAGATCAGAAACAGGAATGGAAGGCCGAACATAAACTGAAAGGTATCTTCCGTATCACGACCTAAGCTTAAACTGAAACCCAGCGTCTTTGCCCGCTTCCCAAAATGTGACTCAAACCGAATTGCACTTAGGCGTTTAAAACTATCATAGAACCAGACTTTAGAGAGTTCCACTATATCAACCTCATTTGGTATTTGACTTGCACAGACTGGAAACCCATGCGTTCATAAAGCCTGCGCACCGGATTGGCTGAGCTCACATTTAACGTTAGTGCAACGATCTTCTGTTTCTCAGCATGACGTTTAATTCGAACAAGGGTTGCACTGCCGATACCACGTCCACGATAGGGTTCATCTATAAAGACCTCATCGATGTGGCAGATCATCCCTTTGTCAGTACGTTCGACACTCAACAGAGCAAACCCAATCATCGTTTCATTTACATCACGAATGATTAACTTGATCGCTGCATTCTTCACATAGTTTGCCATATGCGAGTGGATCGTCTTTGGCTGTGGAGAATTCCAGTCTACGCCCAGTTCTTTCCAATAGGTGGCCTGAGCGTAGTACTGTTTTACTGCAAGGGCGGTCATGGCGCTATGATCAGCTTCGTTTAGATTACTGAGCCAGCGCCAGTCAATTCCCTTCATAAGCTCGGTACTGAGAGTTCCTCTTCTTCGCGTTCCACTTCGCGACGAAGATCTTGGATCTCTTCAAATTTAGCTACCGACAAAGGTACACCGCTAATAGACTGCAGAATACGTTTCACGTGAGGTGATTTCGCTTTACGCGCCAGACTGAAACACTTGTTCTTCAACAAGGTGTTGATACGATCTGGGTTATGCAAGCGAATGTGCTGGAGTTCACGAGCCAATGTATCAAGCACAGTGATCAGTTCAGGTGTTAATTGCTTCTTATCCATTTAACCGGTATCCTTCCTATCAGTGAGGTTAATTAAAGGTTGTTGTAACCAACGCCGTATTTAGTCGCCAGACCAATTGTCGCTTCTGCTACATCGGCGTCAGTTCCGAAGTCGCCTACCCAGACATTGAGGTCTACACCGCCGACATACTCAATGCGGTACACACTACGCACGCCGGTCTCGGTATTACAGCGCGCTTCAATGGATTCGACACGGCCCTTGATCGGGATCAGACTATCGAACAGACCAAAGTCACGCTCGACACCACCATCACCATCGATCACCCGCACCTGGATGTTCTTCGGAATGAAGTTCTTGGCTTCGCGAAGATATGACAATGAAGAGTCGCTTTCAACCCGTGCCTGAATGTCATTTGCACGCAGGGCGTTATCAATTACTGAGGCAACCGCAGTCTTACCCGCTTTAGTAGGACCGACAACACGGATGATGATTTCATTTACTTCGTTAAACTCGCTCATGAGGTTTTTCCTGATCTAAACTATATCGTTCAATAAGGGTGTCGGCGTATGCGGTCAAATCGCCCGGATACATGAAAAGACCAACAATGGGATACGTCCAGCCATTGCTCGTCTGTTCAACACGACGGAGTTCATACCACTTAGTGGCAATAAAAGGAGGGTGTATAACGTCTTTCGGCTTACGGTGATTAATACTCACACGTTTACGAGGATCGTTAATAGTCAGATCGATGTCTTGGTAATGCTCAGCAACCCGCACCACAATCAACCTGACAACCCTGCCGATCAATGGCACTTCATAATCTTTGCGAACGTGGGTGACCATCACGCATACCCGACATCAAAAGTAATGAACTTCCAACCGTTGTCCCATTTAAGACGCGGGTAGACTTTGTACTTAGTCTTGCGCTCAGTACTGGCATTGAATGCCTTGATCAGTTTGTTGGCATGAATACCAAAAGGAATCAGACGACCAACCAAACGACCTTCGGTGTCTAAGCGAACCTGATCGACCATACAACCCAGGTTATTTTCATTCACCCGCAGATATTTATTGATTTCATCCGTTGCATCCCACGGGCGGAGATAAGCGCGCATGAAATCATCTTTCGGCGGAATAGTAGCACTACCAAACTCACCTTTAAAGATGGTGTTGTTAGCGGCCATGATATCGTAGACGTTGATCGAATACTCACTCAGTTGTTCAGGTGTCATAATGACCACGTCACGAAACACCGGTGGGTTAATAACAGAACCAGACTGATTCAACGAAGTATTAAACATAATGCACTCCAGGGTAATTTACAGATAATACTGACTAAATGTTAATGAATACAAATAATCAATCTTTCAGGATGTTGACTGCCAGGCGCCAGTTCTCATTAGGGAATGACCGAAGCTCCCATGTCTCTGATTTGAACGGCGCAAACACTTTAGCCAACGTCTTAGTGTGATTGACTTCGACTACTGAAAGCGGGATAAGTGCCACCACACTCGAGTTGTCATGCTTGTTAATTAATTTAATGACCTCACGGGTAATCGGAATGAAATCAACAACCGGGCACTCCACCCGTACCATCACTGCTTTGCCATGACCATAGAAAAGCCAATGGGTGTTATCCGGCGCCATGTCTTCCAGTAGATTGTTGGTTCCGTCAGACAGCGTTATTTGAAACCAATGCCCTGTTTCATTAATCAGGATATCGCGTCGATTAGCTTCCGTGCCATCGGTTACAGTTAATCCCGCAACTTTATGTAATTCAATTAGGGTGGTCATGTTAATTTGTTCCTTTAAGTAACCCGCGTTTGTACTCAGTCGCGTTATGCAGATGCAGTGGGTTAACCACATAGTTCAACACAGGCATCTCTAAGATAGGCGCCGTCCGTTTGACACATTGTTTAACGAGCGACAGTTTAGCGCAATCACTAATACAATGCTTGGCGATAAAGAAACGGTCAAGATCGGTCAGTAGTTCATAACTTGCCGTCACACCTTTGACAACATCAATACCTAACTTAGCGTACTCTTTAAATTTACCTGATCCACCAGGTACACTTGCCGACATTAAAAGATTACCGTTGTCATAGTCAGTAACCCAGTATATGTAATCCAGACAGATATTCTTTTGTGTCCATTCATCAAGCGAGTTCCACATATCGATCTTTTTCATATCCCAGGCAGGCGTTAATAACTTACTTATCGATCCTCGTCGTCTTGGGTCCATTAAACGCAACATCGGCAGAAGGGTATCTTTTAGCATAAAGAGTGATTCTTCACCCGTGCCTTGGTTAGGGTCTCCTTCAAGTACGTCCTCATGATGCCAACCTACCATCGGTCGATACCAGGGTACTTCAGAACTGATCATGACTTGGATCAGTGACAGCATAGTGTTTGACTGCTGGACGATTTGTGGTCGTTTGGTTTCAAGCGGTATTTGCGAGATATGAACCGGGGTGTTAAGGTTCACCCATTCATCTTTAATCTGGTCAGGGTATTTCTTGTAGAAGTGCTCAAGGATTCGACGCCGACAGGTGATCTCAGCAATAATCGACTGCTCGCCTTGACTCACTGCCCCGTACATCACCTCAACTTCATATCCCTTCTTTAGTTCTTCCTCTAACACATAAGTAGAATCCAAACCGCCAGTAAAAGCAATCAACGAACGAGCCATAAAAGGGTCCTTATAAAAATGACGGCATAGCAGGAGAAGCCTTCGCTTCTCCTAAACTATATTATCAGTGGTTTATGTACGAAATTACATATTTCTTACGTAAGCTGTACTAAACCCTATATTTGCAGGTTTTTCATCGAGCTTAGCGACCAGGTCATCCAGTCGTTTATTTTGCTCGTAGCGTGCTGCGTACTTTACGGCCGTGGGTTTATAAACCCGGCTATGGTTAGCCACTTTACGATCCATGCTGGCTCTGAACTGGGCAACAGTCAGTGGTCGACCTTTATTGTAGAATAATCGTGCGTTCCCGCGGGAGACACTCACTACAGATGTGATCGACCGGTTACCCCTGGCTTTGAGTACTTTGATTGCAGTACCCGGTCCAACGAAGTGTGCCATATAGACTTCGGATGTGGTGATATCACGTTTTAGTGCCTGCTGTAAAAGGCTCCTATTCTGCTTTATGTATTCGGCCGTCATAGCGGCATTAGCATAGGCATTAAAACGAGACACGTTCTTGCTTAACCCGTACTGCTTGCGATGGTCGCGCATTAATGATCGGAAAGTAGATTCAGTCATACCCCCAAGTCCAGCTGCTGTGGAGTGTCCGCCGATGTTCTTAACGCCGGCTTTCATACCTGACTCAATAGAGAAGAATGAAACAAGTTCGCCGAGTGGTACGCCCGACGCAACTGCAGCTTTCGCCATCATCGCTTTGTTCTTGTCCCAACCGACTTGGTTAAACTCTACGGCTGGTTTCGCAGAGGTGCTCGCATGAGCGTGTTGCGTGTATGTAACAAAGAGGCACATCATTAGCGCCAGAGAAGTAAAGAGAGTGGTGATTTTCTTCATTTTTGGTTTTTACCGAAGTCGTGGTTCTTTAAGTGGAGGCTTATACCCCCACGGCCTTGGTCACTTCGCTTAAGTCAGAAGTGAATAACTGTCAATGGTTCCTTATAAGTAGTGGGTTCGTAGATGGTAACGTCCATAACGAAGTTACGTTTGTTGTGCTCGATAAGGACACATTTCACCACATGACCTGCTCTGCCTGGGGCGAGTGTCGGTACGGCACGTTTCAAGGCCGCAGCAATGTTATCCACCGAGTCTATAAACCAGTTCACCGCTTCTTCGGTTAATGGTTTGCTCGCTGCTTTCTGGATCGCATTAACTGCTTCGTCCATGGCATCGACTTCGAAGGTACGCGTTGCCAGGATTTTGTTCAAGACGAACTCAAAGACGTCTCGTTTGATTTGGAACTCAGGATTTTCCATCACAAGCTGAGAGAACTCTGCCCATGCTTTATTTGCTTCATCCGATTGAACGATACAAATGATGTTGTGGTAATTAGATTCTATCATGGAGTTCACTCGTCATCGCAGATTGCGAATCCGACATAAGCTGTTTGAGTGTGAGCTGTTATCAAATAAATATCTCGAATATGTTGATCTAAACTAATTTCAGGCATAAACGAGAGGAATTCCTCTGCAAGGGAGTTCTTGAATTCGACGCATCACTTGGTAATCATTACCCTCTATCCACTCGATAACAACACGCATCAAATGATCGGTGCTGATATCAAGCTCACGCGCAATAACGCGCATAGAGGGCACTGGGATGACTGCGTGATATTGCAGCTTCATCACGACACCTTATATAAGATAATACCGTTTCGCACCTGGCAGCTTAAATGAAAATGCGATATCTTCAACACCCTGATGATGACTGGTAGTGATCACCAGCTGAGTGTCTGCAGTGAGTTCGCCTATCATGCGCTTGTACAGTTGCAATCCGACTACGTGGTTGATCATGATCACCTCGTTATCTTCAGCCCACTTAATCAATTGGGAGCGAGTCTCTTTACTCACTTCTTCCTTGGAAAGTTTCTGATAGATTTCGATGGCAATCCCTACCAGCTTTTGACGTGCTGTCTGCTGGAAGAACGGATTCTCAGTCTGTTGTAACCGCCACTTGTCAAAACCATCCGTGCACTCTTTAGCACGCGCTTTGAAAAGTTTTTGGAATTCCTGCTGATGTTGTAAAGACATAGCTATTCTCCGTCCAATATCCGTGCTATTCTCTTCTGCTTTTACGATGTCGGTGGAGAAGTCCATCCCGACGCTTACGCGCTTGCCCAGCTCCTGTACATTACTCATAGTTTTAGTTCCTACTCTTCAAGGGTTAAGGTGAGGTGATGCTGACCTGCGTCTACAACCCGCGGGATCATCACCCCATTACATAGCCGATACAGTGTAGTGTTAATCTCACGACTGGCTGTCTTGATCACATCCATTAATACCCGATCAGACGGCGTGTCGTAAGGCAGGTCAGCGAGGCTATCATCTAGCTTATTGATCTCACCAAAGAGATTATCCATCGCGCAATCAATGTCACCATTAATACAGTGCACCGCTGCATTCAAGATCTCTACAGGTGTGAACGCATAGTCGGTATTCTGCAAAGCATTATGTGCTTTGTGTGTCAGATGACCAACAGATAAAGTAACCAGCATGATGACCTCGCTAACTACACCACATTTGTAATGTAGGAATAAAATGATTTACAACTTACCGTGGTTTAGCTGAACACAGTCGACGAATCCACGCCCTGATTGGGTGGTCACGTTCAAACTGTTCTTGCCTCTTCTGCTCAATAAGCCTTTCTTGTTTCAGTGCCGATTCCGTTTCGTACTGACGATGCTGTTCTTCGAAGAGCTGATCTCTAGCCTGCTGCGACAACAACGGGTTATTCATGTCGTGACCAAGTTTAATCCGCTCTTTGAGTTCTTCTACCTGCATTGCCAATGTTAAATGACGTTGCGTATAAGGAATGCCAGCCGGCAGAACACGCCATGCATTTTCATGGTAAGTGTACAGCTGTTTTTCATTTAACCAAACATCACCATCTTCCGGGTCAAGACCATCCCATTGATAGCACGCATCGCGATAATGCAACGGTCCCATGACGACCATAGGTGCCCGTTTTCCCTCTGGGAACATAGAACGTTCCGGTAACTCAATTTCAACCAAAAAACCATACTGGTTATATAAAGAGTGTTTTCCGTCAGATTCTACAACGATCCAGCCACAACCATTTGGTTCACAAGGAAGGGCGTCAACATCACGGCGATAGACCCCCTGCATCGGAATGGGTTCTAATGCTTCCGGTGGGTAGAAGTTGAAAGGTACGTCATCACTTCCCGGAGCGCATTGGATTACCACAAAACGATTAACAATGGCATTGTAGATATACATGAAGTTATCGACGAGATATGCATCACCCGTTTTGTGAGGTCCACGCAAGCGCAGGACATCAATACCGGATAACATGCTGCCTCGATAATTAAATGCAATCTTACCGATAGGTATCCACATCCGTTCAGCGTCGAATACAAACTCATTGAATTCACTGTCAATCCAGTTATCGCCGGGTGACGGTGGCTTATCGGTGTTTACCGCAAAGCGTGCCGATATATCCAAATCTAAATACGGCATATATGGTTTCTCCTCGGCTAACCATCTATTAACGTACTCCCCAACCATATTAGCAGGAACATATTGTTCTGAGTTGAGCAAATAATCTTCACCCATGTGACGGTAAAACAACTTCAGAGTATTGCCGTCAACCATGCCATATTCTTCTGTTGGCTGGGCGTAGACATACACGGAGTCATCAGGGATAAGCTCAAAACTATACTGCCCATACAGCAACCCGAGTACCTTCGGTCCTTCTATCCGATTAGAGAGCGATAGCCAGGCATTGTCGCGATAGGTCGCCATTGGTTCATTTAAAGAAGCGAGAGTACCCTCAGGGATCGCAATCACATAATCCATCAGAGGTGCCCATCTTATTTTTTGTACCGTTGAGACATGGCTGATGAACGACCAGCCGTAATCACCACCCCGATACAGACGCTCGCCATCATTAAAGATGGCACCTGGGAGGGCATTGAGCGGGAGCTCCGGTCCAAAGTAGAGATTAGCGGGAATGTTTGACATGCGTCTCTCCAAAGGTTGCTTCGCCATTTTCCATCAATGCCAGTTGTTCCGAGTAGACAACCTTGACCGTCCCTCGATCAACTTCGCAGGTAACACTGAGTTGGTCAACGTACGGCGCAATCGCCTTAAGGGGGTAGTTAGCAATCAAGTCTTTGATACACTCGTTATAACGAATCTCTGCCATGACTGCCATCGACTCAACGCTCGAACTCATCGATTGTTCAAAGTAATCTTCAAAACACTGCTCTAACTTACCTGCTACTGCTTGGAAAAAGAAACGCTGCTGATCAGGAGACAACATACCAAAGCCCTCATAAAGGGGAGGTTACCCTCCCCATGGTTATTCTATCTCGACATGCTCATTATAGTGTTCAGGTAAGGCAACCCCGTCGACAGTCAGAGCACAGGTTTCAGCATGAGTCAGTACACCGTGGTTTGCGATGTAATGCGAGATCAGAAAGATCTGCGAATACGTACCTGAGTCAGCTGCACGCTTAATGTAGTTCATTAATGCTGGGCGGTGCGCCACATCAAAGTTAGCACCCGCCTCATCCATATGCAACGGATACTGCTCAAAACCCAGATACGACATAACCACCAATCGGAATACATAGTTGATGATCTGTGCCTCACCTGTTGAACTGTCAGAGATATCCTTCGCACCGCCATCAAACTCACCTGAGATCAATGGGAACTTAAAGGATAAATCCCCGTTCTCCATATTGCAAGGTAGGATACGTAATGTATCCCCCCAGATCTCTTCAATGATTGTATTCATCTCATCGACAAACGTACCAATGAAATCAGAGAGCTCTTCTGCAACAATGCCTTCAGTTGGTGAGGTTGCCTTCACCAGAAGCTGCAAGGCCTTCTCTGAGGCGTTAAGTGAGGTAAGATGGGATTCCGTGCTACTGATGGTTCCTTCAAGCGAGCGTGCGTTATAGAGCCCCGCATTGATCGCTTTATGTTGCTCACCCAATTCACGGTATTCATTATTCGCTGCATCATTAATAGCTTGACGCGCTAAGAGCCCAGTGTTCTCCCGAATACGTGCCATGGTTGTCTGCAGGATCTCTGAGGCAACGACGGCGTCATCAGCTTTACGCAGGTCGGCTTCTAAGCGAGCGATATCACGCTGCACCACACGCATCTCATTGATGGTCTTGGACAACGCTTCTTCGTGCTCGCTATGTCGTCGTTTCCACCATTCAATCGCATCGTCAGTAAACAGTTTGAGTTTGTTTTCAATCTGTACTAAACGCTGCGTATCAGATAGATGGTTCTCACGAGCCTGGATACCATGCTTGATCGCAGGAAGTACAGTCGCAAAACGACGGTTACCTTCATACAAGACATCGTTTGCCAGTAACCACTCAAAGATCTCACGACACTCCGGCATTGAGTCGGTATAGCGCAGGTAACGCACTGCTGCTTGATACCATGTCTCATTGCTTGCCAGGTATTCATTACATTTCGCTAAACGATCACGGCGGGTTGCGAGCTCTACAACCAATGTGGTGTGTTTGGTGCGAATATCTTCAACTTGATGCTCAGTAACGCCGGGTATCCATTTATGATGACAGGCTGGGCATTCGGTTTTATCCGCGTTATTGAAATGATTAAGCTTGTGCGTGTACTTCGCATCATCTTGCTCAAGCACTTCAATGGCCGAAGTGAGTTCATACTGCAAACGACGTACTTTGTCATATTGCGTAATTGTCACTGTACGGTCATCTAAGACCACCATGCGTAACAGGTAGTCAATGAGCTGTTCTAATTGCGATAACAGCACACGGACCGATTCATACGGCATTTGATACATCTTCTGCCATAGAGGATCATTACCTAAACGAGCAATAGCATCTTCGTGGATAATCCGACTCTGTTCAATCAGTTCGGCGACCTGCAGCTTCGAGGCTTCCAGCTCCGCTTTATCTTTCTCAACATTTCCGCTGCTAAAGGCTTCATTCTTTGCAAGTTCAGATAACTCGTTAGAATGGGTCTTATGCGCATATTGCAGTTTACTGAGTTCACCACGACTGTATTCGAGTTTAGACAAGATCTCGCCACGTGAGGTGTATTGTTGAGAAAGGGATAACGGTGAACGCTGGTATTGGTCGCCCATCTGTCGTAATGTCACCACATCATCATCAATGTGCTGCTGATAGTTGATACCCGAGATCTCATTACTTACAAACTGGGCGATGCGGTCACGACGAGATTGTATCTGGTCAAGCTGTCGTTGTTGACCTTCGATATCCATCCCGTCTTTACGCTGGCCATAAAGTTCAGTCAGATGACTGTTACCTGTTTTAATACCGCCTTTGGTATCACGTAGTACAGTTTTTAACAACTGATGTAATTCCGTGACAAACGACATGTCTGTCGGATGGAGCATGGTAAACCACTCGCGACGTTTCTGCGGTGTCATGCTAGTAAAGGCAACGCCATTGACCATCCCAAGCAATAACTCATGGATCTCTTTGGTATAGCCGAAATGTTCTTTGACCAAAATGCTCTGTGCGTTCATGGTCATGGATTCATTAAGCTCGACATCAATACCATCGCGCTTAACTTTGAAACTGTGACGAGACGGTGAACCCGGTGTGGAATAGAGTTCGTACTCAACGCCTTTATGCTCAATGACGATGTGCTTATAACCGCCTTTGTCATATTCGTCGTTAGCAGGAGGCAGTGGTGAAAGCTCTCTTACTAAAGAGGACTTGCCACTACCGTTCTTACCCAGAATTACCTGCACAGTTTCAGTGAACCGAATGCTGATGCGGTTGATTCCTTTATTCTTCAACCGCTGGTAATTGTATAGTTCGATAAATTTTATCAGCATGATGGCTCGGCCGCTTATGAGTTGATAGTGATGTTGGTTCCGTCAAAGATTAATTGGTTACCAACTGAAGCCACTTCACCGTTAACGATAAAATGCTGGACGTTTGTACCGGAGTCGCCATGAACAATCACGGTGCCTTCAAGAATTGCTTGGGAGAGCCACTCAGGAATCTGTTGTGGTTCGCCTTTAATAAAGAATACGTCTTTCATGATCGTTTCCTGTTTAGATTCGGTCTACGTTATACCATGATCGAACTACGTAAAAAATAACATTAGGGTTTGCTATGGCCAGTAACATTTCCGTCTTGAAGTTTTATTCAATGGGTATCGTTGCCGCCCCTAAGGACACGAACAGCAAAGAGATCCAGGTTATCCCACGTGAAACCCAGCCAATGATGTCAGGTACGGCGGATGTGAATCCCCAAGTCATGACGTATAAAGGAAAGGATTCAAATGGAAACGCGATTGAAGACAAGGTTGTAACCAACTCTTCAATGTCAGCGATCTGGTTCCCGTTTCGTTCTAACCGCGTTACCGCACCTGATGTAGTTAAAGGTGAACGTGTTGTTATCTGGCAAGTGGGTGATGAAGACAAATACTACTGGACAGAGTCAGGACTTGATGACAACCTGCGCCGGTTAGAAACCATCGTCATTGCAATCAGTGGGTCACCCGCAACGACTGAAGATAAGAACATAGGTGAAGGTGATTGGTACTTCATCGAATGGTCATCTCATAAGAAGCACTTTATGATGTCCAACTCAAAAGCCAACGGAGAACAAGTTCAGTATGTCATTAAAGCTGACTACGGTGAAGCGATCTTCTCCCTTGCCGATGACTTGGATAACAACCTGGTATTGGATTCACTGAATGCCTTATGGCAGATCACTAACACCGACAAGTGTTTGATCACCATGAGTAAGAAGAACATCGAGATCATCGCACAGGAAAATTTCAGCCTGACTGCACAGAAGATGATCAAGATGCTTTGTCAGACCATGCAAATCCAGGCCAATGACACCTTCCAGTTAAAAACCAATACCACCTCAATCGACTCACCGGGTGGTGTTACCATCAACGGGGATATCCACCATATCGGATTGATCGATACCTCAGGCGGATTAACCACCCCTGCTGATGTTATGGCTGGCGGGATATCGTTGAAGGGACATAGGCACGGTGGCGTGCAAAGTGGTGGTTCACAAACATCGGGTCCAATATAAAGACGGCATAGAGGAGAGGGCAAACGCCCTCTCCTTATGCTGATCTTAGTTACGCCAAGCGAAGTTACCTGCGCCTGATGGCACCCCAGTGGAGATTGGGATGGCCGAACCAATGCGATTCGCTGATAACTCAAAAGTCTCTACACGCACTTTCTTGTTAACGCTGATCGATTGGATTTGAGTGCTGTTGGTAACAATACTGCCGATATACATTAGAGTCATTGACGGGGCCTGTGCCTGGGTCGTGATGAGATACGACACTTGCTCGTCAACCAGCTGCACGTACAGATAGAACGTCGTGTTTGCTGGATTGGCTTGGATGCTACGCAGATCGATGTTACCGGCCGGAAGGGTGTATTCGTTACCCGCTAAGAACACTTGGGTCGGTGCCGTAAAGTAAACGAGGTAACCCTGCTCAACCTGTTGCGCAGCCAGGATAAACTTCCCACGAGAAGTCCAGTTAATGAACTCTTGATAGGTCGTTGCCATGGAATCCATGACCATGACTGCAGTGGCGTTATTACGGTTGGTCGCATAATCCATTACACAAATACCAGATCCCGGTACAACTAATGGCGTTGGGTTATCAGCCGTTGGGTAATACCCGTGGTTAAACCGTTTCACCGTACTGTCTTCGATGGTCCCAGTACCTGCACGAATTGCCGCATACCACACATAGCTGTAAATACCGCCATACGTTTGATGGTTAGGTGGGCAACCAATTCCTAAGAGGTAATCACCTGCCGCAGTCTTGTAGATATTTAAACCACCTTGACCGGCGAGCTCCATGGTAACGCCCGATGGTTGCTGTTCTTCAATGCGTCTGTCGATTACACGTTTGATGGTGTAACCTGTTACACTGCCTGAACGAGATCCAGTGTAGTTAAGTTCAACTAACGCAAATGCAGCACGGTAAGCAAGACCATCATCACGCAGGACTTCACCGTTACACACCATGATCAATGGCACCGCCGTATCTTGCGGAACATAGATCAGCCCCATGTTCAGTGTTGGGGCTTTACCGAGCACTTGGGTAATGGCCGCTTTCGCCAACGCGTTCATCTCTGCTTTATCAAAACTGAACGAACCCGTCATGTTCAGATTAGCATCAATGTCAGTGCAACCAACCCAACTGGTTGACTTATCGTTATCTTCCCAGATTACAGAAGGTGACGAAATGATGTTACCTCCACTGTCCACTTGGGTAATTACGTGTGCAAAGCGATAACGATCGATCGCTGTCCGTGCAGCCGGGATTTCAGAACGATTGCCATTAGGCGCGAAGCCATTGATTGTACGACCATCCAGTAGTTTATACGGGAAGTTTGCATTACCTGTTATGACAACACGTTTTGTGGTGCCGTAGGTGTAATAACCGACTTCCTTATACTTCGTACCGGTTAACAACAATCCAAATCCTCGGAGCAGCTGAGGTTTCATGAAGTTGTTGGTCAACGCACTGCCTGTTACCAATGGATCGTTAACCTGGGTAATCAACCGAGTGACCCGACTCCGCTCACGCATTGCATCGAAGCGGGAGACAAAGTTAAGGATCTGACCTTTACCGTACAACGGGTTCTCGTCTGGCTGATTACCTGACATACGGGTTAGCAAATAACCACGGTTAGTAACAAGCGTGTTATGATGTCGGTTACCGCCCATCATATCCATGCCAGTTGCTGTCGTTGAACCTGTCTGCAAAGGTGAACTGATCGGCGCACTGTATTGGTTGCCAGAAATGGTGATTGGCCCAGGGCTATCTTCCACCACGGATGTTTTGGCAGTCGTATCGATCAAAATAGAGAAGGCAATTGGTGCTAGACCGGTCCCGCCTGCTTTGGCTTGTGAATAGGTAGTGTGGTGATAATTCACACGTACCTGATTCGGGTTGGCTGGATTCACCGCTGATTGCAAACGACGTTGGGCATTCTGTATGTTGATCGCGAACAACTGTTTATTGGTAACATAAACGTACGGGTTGTTGTTAGCGTCGGAGCTTGACCACTGCGCTGCAATCAAGACGTCAGCATTCGTAATACTGCGGCCATACACATCTTTACATGACCAATTCGTAACCGGTTCTAAAGTGACAGTACCACCGGCCTGAATTGCCGAGATAGCCACACGCCAAACTACCAGCCTAGCTGAATCAGTACGTTCCGCATTACCGTTCGCATCTGGGGTAACCGTCACGAAATCTTCAAGTCCGCCAAAGATATAAACGTAGGTACCGACAATTGCTGCGGTCATAAAGCGGATATGGTAGTTCCCGTTAGCCATACCGGCAGCTTTATAGTAAGCGGTGTAATGTTTACTGACATCAAAGGTACCGTTAGTCAGTGAGATAAAACGATCGACACTGCTTGATCCTTTAATCGCACCCAGCAACACTTCAGAGTCATTGTTGTAGATGTCAGAACAGTATGTTCCAGCCGGAAGGTTAGGTGGCACGTATTTAAAGTTTGTACGAATTGGACTGGTGCTGTCAATGCGATCTTCAGCAGATGGCAGATAGAAGTAATACAAACCTTCTGAGGTACCCGTTGCGCCGTAACGCAGACCCACCATGGTGCCGTCATCTTCAATGATCATCGGACCACAAGAGTTACCTGACAACTGACCAGAACCTTCAAACGAACCTGAGATATCCGGTGGTAAAAAGGACAATGAACCGAACGCTGAAATCGGGTTAATCCCCTGGTGATGCAAAGATGAACCGAAGTCACCAAATACCTTCGACGCTAAAGCATTATATCCCGGCGGGGTGATAAACAGATTGTCATACTCGCCTTCACCTGCTTGAGCAACTGTCGCGGTCTTAAAGTTATCCACCAGACCAAAACCAATTTGAGTCGCGTTGACTTTATGGATATTGGTGCGGTTACTCGCATGGGCGTTCAGGTTAGACTGGGCTTCGGTGACCAACATCTCAACCGTGTTGGTAAAGTTGGTCATCACCCCCGCAGCTAAGTCGTATTGCGAATAACGTGCGTTTTGTAATTTCCAGGTGAGTGCTTCAATCGAGGCATAAAACGAACCCCAACTACCCGGATCAACCGTCAGGTTGTCGCTCATGACAACTCCTTTCAAAATAAAAGGAGGGGTTTCCCCCTCCCGACATTACGTCTGACTCCAGTTACCCGTTTGTTGCGGCAGTCCCGTCGACACAGGAATAGATGAACCTGCTTTGATTGCAGAGATCTGATACTTATTGATCCCTGAACGCTTCGTGATGTTGATCGAGTTGATCTGTGAAGTGTTCGTTGCAACCGTCCCGATAAACATACGGGTCGTTTCAGCAGTTAATTCCGTAGCCGAAATGGTGTACTTCGCTGTTGTCGCATCCACAACCTCAATGTAAACATAATAGGTTGTGCTTGCTGGGTTAGCTTTTATCGTACGCAGGTCAATGCTGGTAATTGGAATGGTGTATTCACGACCACCCAGGATGATTGGGATAGGTTCTGCAAAATACAGAATCCAACCTTGCTCTACAGTTTGTGATAACAACACTGAGGTCCCGTTGCCCGGAATGGTCCATTGGCGAATCGTATCAAAGTTCTCACCTTGTGCGGCTAACACAATGGCACACGGGCCTACTGCTGATTGCGCACTTGGCGTAACCGGGACAGTATAGTTGGTGTCCGAATAAGTAACAAACAAACCTTTACCCGGAAGTGCAAAAGGGGTGTTTGATAACAGATCGACATACGGTGAGACAAAGTACTGGTTTGACGGATTGCCTGAGATGCGTCCATTCGTCATCTTCAGATACACTAACGGCAGGTTGTTAGCAGGACCCACGGTGTATGGGCAATAGAAACCACCCATGGCAACGATGTATTCACCACCGACTTTATACGTCAGCATACCAAACGTCGTCAGGATACGAGAAATATCCGTTGTACCGACAGACTGAGGCTTGCTGATAATATCATCGAGGTTAGCTGTCCAGCCATTTAACACACCGTCACGTGCACCGCCGTAAGACACGGTAGCGATGGCTGTGATGGTATCGGTAATGCCGTTGGCCTGCGCCGGTGTGAAGCCTACCACCTTAAGCATCAGTGACATTCCGCCATCCGTTGGGACAAACAGTATGCAGCGATACTTAGCCGCAGTGATACCCAGCTGGTTAAGTACCCGTTGGCCTTGAGCACGCAGATAGTTCACATCGGTACTGATCGCACCTGACGTGGTCAACGTAGGATCAATATTTGCAGGACCAGTTGGTGCATCATCAGAGATTGCGCGACAATGCGTAACAACCGACGCTCCATTGATCTCAGTGATGATCTCACGACTAGGGCGATCCACTGTGGCTCTAACTCGATCGTTAGAAGGCTGGAAACCCTGAACATTACCGAGGCCAATCAGCTTATACTGGAAATCACCATTACCCACGAGAGGCTGAGAAGCAAAATAAGTATTTGTTCCATCAAACGCCCAGAAGCCCAATCGGTTGTTCGGGAAGAGAATCGGACATCGCAGGTTACCTTTCGCTTCGGATCCGTAGGAAGTACCGTCACCAATAGTGCGGAACAGGACGTTGGTGTAAGCCGCTGGATTACGCCAGTACGTATCGGCATCAACAAAGTTTGGGATCTGCTGAATATCGATGCGCATTCCGACGTTTGACGCCTGCTGACGACTGGTACAAATTGAGAAGCCTTTCTTTGTAATCAGTCGACTACCGTGGTAATCGCCGCTCAGTGCAGCAGTCCCGTCATTAACACCACGCAGTTTAAAGTAGTTGAGGTTAGAACCATTGGTTACCACCGTCATCTTCAACGTACTGCTTGTGTCATCGACCACGGTAAACGGGTTCATGGTATCGGCAGGTCTGGCGGTCTTGGCATTAACATCAATAATAAAGCGAATGGGGAACACTGAAATATTAGAGTTGTTACGCCCGTCGACGTTAATGGTGAAATCCACTAACATTGTCAAGGTGCCGTCACTGTTCGCCACCATCTTACCGTAACCGCCTGGCCATGAGCGGTACTGTGCTTTGGCGTATTGATTGCCGTTATACTGCACCAGGACGTGCTGGTTAGAGCGTCCGATTACCTGATCACAGATCTGCATACTGCGGGCAGCAGTACGGACTTGACCGAGGAACGTAGTTGCCCAGCCTGTGATCTGTGTAAACGTAACCGCAGCGCCAGCGATAATATCCGCAACGTTGATATACCCCAGGTAGATCTGTGGGATCGCGTTGTAAGAGATCGCCCCGCCGGCTTCCATGGTTGTGGCAATGTTCGGGTTCTGATGAATCACGTAGATCCGCGAACCGACCATACACAACTGCGTCCACGACGGGCTGAACTCTTGTGTTGAACCATCGTCCATGGTGAAGAACGCGTTACTGATCTGGGCGCAGTTATGTTTGGTACTATCCAGTGTGCCGTTGGTCAGGGCAATCCAGTATTTGTAATCACTGGTTGCCGGCAGAGCAGCCTTGTTGTACATGATACCGGCGATCACATCACCCTGGCAGTCAAACAAACGTGCCGGGATATATGCCTGGTCTAAACCAGATGGCGTATATTTGTTGTTGGTGTTGGTGACCGTAAAGGTATTGATGTTACGGTGAATGTTAGTGACATAATCGTAATACAACGCGATCGATTCGCCGTTCGTACCAGGACGAAGACGAATATACGTACCGTCATTCTCAACCACCTGAGCGTAATGGTCATGCGCATCTACCATCGACGCCCCTTCAAACGAACCGATGATACCCGGTTGTAAGAAGTTCAGGTTACCAAACCGTGTAACAGGCAGGTTGCCCTGATGTACTAAGTTTGAAGAATACCCTTGCAGTGCGTTGGCAAGAATGTCCTGCGCACCTTTTACCGTCAGACGTAGATCAGGTCGCAAACCTTCAACAGCTTGAATGCTATCAGCGGTCGCCAGGTTCTGTAGTTTTGCGATACCAAAGGTTTTAGCGGTATCGGCATGTGGATTGCCGTCTTCAGTGGAATGCGTCAGGATTTCACCGTTGATGCTTGCCTGTAGATCTTTGATCTGGTTGAGTACAACGGCAACCTTGTTGGTGAACCCTTCGTAGTTCAGGTTCTCGCCACGCAAGATAAGACCATCAGCCACCCAGGTGCTGAACGCGATGCGGTCTTCCCAGCCATAGGTATCCATGAACATGTCATGGGTGTGATACGACGGCGGGTATGTCGCAGGACGGTTATTGATATTATCCCACAGGACATCACGCTCATCATTGATGATTGCCCACAACAAATTCTCAAGCGTAATTGAATTGAAAGTAAACAATCCACCTACAACTTGATACTCGACAAAGATATCCCCAACGACCGTTTCATTGAGAATCTTGATAAAACAAGTACATGAACGCCCAGTCTTCTTAGAGGCTTCTGGGAAGTGATGTACAGGTTGGAAATCCACCCAAGGTTCAAGGTAGCTCCCATTTGGTAAACGTACCTTTACTGAGTCAGAAAAGAACGGACCTTCCAATGCGGCAATGATCTTGTTCTTAGGACCGGGGGTTAAGGTATGTCGTTCACCCCCAATCAAGTTCTGCGGATCTTTACCCGTAACATCAAATTTATATTTCGTAAGAATCGGGGTATTCATTGGATATCTCCTGGGATATCGGAAAGTGGGTGAGGGCATCACCCACTCACCCTTACCAGTTCAAATTCGCAGACTGAGATGGCAGACCCGCAGTTGCAGCAATCGCAGAACCAATCTTCGTTTCAGATACACGTGTGGTACCCAGACCAGAGATCTTGTTGATCGTGGCTGAAGTAATTGCGCTCGCACCACAAACGATACGACCCACGTTTACATACGTCGTTGTTTCGGGTGACGCCGCTTCTGCTACTTCATACGCAGCCTTACCATTACGAACGCGCACATAAAGGAAGAGAGTTTTATTCGCCGGTGCAGATACGAAGTCAGTCAGTTTAATACTGCTCGCCGGTAATACCCATTCGCGTGACGCCATGATAGCTGGCACAACCGCGGTGATGTTCAGTACAAATCCATTAATCGTAAATGGAATCGCTGTTGTGCTTAGATCACCAAACTGCAACATTGGTACCCAGCCCACGTGCACGATCGAATTGTCGTTCTTAAGCAGGGTATCGTAAGCTGCACCTGTTGCTGTCAAGGGGGACAGGAACTTATTCGACGCCGTGCCTGCAATCGCCTCGGCTAATGACGCCATGTCAAAGTCATCGACATTATTAAGTCCAACCAACATGCTCTTAGTGTCAACATGTGGATTGGTGTAATTACGACGGTGAGCAATGAAGGTGTTATAGATCGCGAGCAGGCGCACGGCGGTTGCTGCAAAAGAACTGTCCAACGAATCGATGTAGGACTGAATCGACGGTAAATGACTGATGTTCTGCAAGCAAACGTGGAAGCGTGCCATTGACTCAGTCATCGGCGCCCAGTTGTAAGTATCCTTTATATCCAGCGTGTGCGGAGATGGCGGGAACTTGTCTGGCTTATCAAAGATATCATCCCAGTAGTACTTACGGTTATCGTTTGCAATTGCATCTAAGATATCCGTAAGGTCACGGTTAGAGATCCCTGATGGCAAGCCAACAGCCTGGTACGACGCATTCACCCGTCCTTTGAGATTATCATTAAGGATCATGATAAACGCTGCTGTAGACTTACCTGTCATTTCATCGAGGTTGAGTTCAGGGCGGTTATAAGGATAAACAGGTTTGTAGTCCGTCCATTTGGTCAGAGTATTACCGTTGTCATCCACTAACACCAAAGACTCAGAATAGAACGCACCATGCTTTAATACAATCGCACGGTTAGTCAGCTCATCTGGGATCTCGATGACATCATCGGTAATGTGGTTATCCTGACTGACACCTGTGATGTCGAATTCAAGTCGCACCACATCGGGAAACAGAGTCCCGGCCATATTAACCTCCTAACAGTCGTGCAAACGCCGTGTTGGTCGCAGGTGGCGTAATTACCGTGGTTGACCCGGTCGATGCTTTAATTAACATCTGTGCACGGTAGCTTTTCCACTGGGTAAAGTTACTGACCTCATCTGAAGTAAGTAGACCTGCATCATTTAGGATAGCGAGCTGTTGCACAATACTTGCTGACGATAACACATCAGAGACAACGGCTGACTTCAACGCCGTAACTGACGCACCGGAGTACATGTAGTTAAAAGCGCGCTTCACCATATCCAGTGACATCACAAGATCTGATCCCTGTGCGGGTAGATCGTCTACCGTGGCTGGCGCCCAGTTAGGCACGTTACCAATACCAAACTGCAGCTTGGTCATCTGGTGTGCGTTGCCTTCGGTATCAATATGTGTGTTAAGCGCCCCCACGTAACCATTGATTGCTGCGATAATAACACTCTTCAAACCATCCAGCTGTTCGATATAATCCATGTAGTTCAGCGTCTGATCTGCAGGATGCTGATGGTCAATCGGTGGATAAGTCGCTGGCGTATCGGCAATTTGCGACCAGTCGAGTTCACGTGGGTTATTAACGATGTTTGCAGCAAGTTCTGCGTACTTCGTCGAGTTCAGTACAAAGTCACCACCCAGGGTATCGTACGTGATCTGCACTTCGATCGGGGCGTCGAGTTCATTGAAGGTAATGCCACCGTACAAACCTTTATAGGTCAGGGCAGTAAACGGCGCAAAGAAATAACCTAAGGTAAAGTTCTGGTCTAACACCAACGGTTGATTCGTTGCCACGTTGATAATCTTTACCGTGCTGCGAAAGAAAGGTGCAGCGCGTGGAATGATCGTTACATAGTTCACACCGTTCGCAGGAGTCAACGTATGGTTCTCTACAATGCCTTGTGCCCCGGCAACGTTGTTCAGGGGGTTGTATGGGTAGACAACGTCTCCCACGGAAATCTGTTGAGCCATGTCGGTCTCCAAGTAATTTTATAGCTTAGGTGTAATTAGTAATGAACACATATGATTGATTTTTCAAACTAAGGGCGGAGCGCATGTACAACTACGTTGCCTGTATTTCTCAAACCGTGGGCAAGCGCCCGAAATTAGTTGATGACGATATCTCGTCCATGCAGCTGAAAACGGTATTGCAGACCTATAGTCAAAACCGGGTCATATTATCATCACCCTTCTTAAAGAAGGATGTGTGCCTGGTGCTGCAAGACTACTATAATGAAGTCGCTGCATTTAATGGAACTATTGTGCAGTGGTTAGCTTCCATTGGTAACCGCGCACTGACTACCAGTGAAACATTGCCGAACCTCACTAAGAAGTTCGCTTTGTTCAACAACCTCAATGAGTATTGGTTTACTCAGAGACCAACGAACATCAACTCGTCATTGAAGCGTGAGTTTTCCTACGCAGATTCTGACGACGTGATCTTGATGAAAGAAGGTGTCGATTATCCAAAGTTGTTTAATTGCGCACTCTTTACAGTCAATGGATACCTGCATCGGAGTTCATTAGCCGATGAAGGGATTTATCTGATTGATGCGTGTAAAAACGCCAAGATCAGTAATGATGTGAAAACCGGTGTTTTGACGTTTCACAATGTCAGCACCCTAAACTGTTATGGTATTACTGCTGATCAGTTCTTGCCGTCCGATGAATTCAACCCCTATCGTGAAACGATTATGCTTTCCCCTCCGTTTAATACCAAAGGGAAACAAGTGGGGATTGTTATCGGCGGTGTGTTATATCTGCAGGATAATGTCGTCTCAGTGATTGGTGAAAAACTCGTAAGCTTGTCAACGGTAAATGTTGATTGGATTGGCCGCTATTTCTATGACCGTGAATTCATAGACCTATCTACGATCCCGGCTAACATTAACCCTGATTCGCCTCGGGTAATTGGCAAAGGCGATTACCAGAAGGATGACTTCTATAAAGCCTGGTTACTCTTATCTACCAGTTTCTGGGTGGTCTTCGATAATCCGCTCTTAGAAGTGGAGCAGATCCCATTAGAAACGCACAGATGGCCTGGTATGTTTACAGTGCCCGATAACACTCGCATCCCTATTCAGTTGAACAACGGGGTGATGGCGGAGCCTTTGCTACGTCCTGGCGAGAATCGCTCACGGCTGTATACCTTGCATCATCGCAGGCGATCAGCACTCAATACCACCGTGCAGTATAAGAACGAGGGTATTGTAACGGACTATGCACTGATGCCTAAACCTTGGCGGTACGCCAAAGCTTGGTGGTTGAAAATATCTACCTACTAGGATCGTGTTATGCTTACACTGCTGAAAGAGTTGTTAATAAAAAACTTCATGCCCATTCTGGTTGCTCTAGCGCTCGGCGTGGCAATTTACTTTCTTTGGTCAACGGCAACTACGGTTGCGGTATTGGGTGAAGAGCAAAAGAAATTGTCGCAAGACGTGAAGCAACTCGGTACGCAAATGAATGAACTAAAGGTCCTCGGGGAGCAGACGAGGGACATCCAGCGAGAACAGATGGCGCTTACTAAGCGGATAGGAGATTCGTATGATAAAGACACGCAAACTGCCGATGCTTATACCAGCAGTGCTCTTGGTGCTGTTAGTGACGGTACTTTCCGGTTGCGAATCAAAAAGCCAAGTGCCACTGTCGTCCCCTACCGTCCAGTTGCTGGGTCAAACGGTACTGCAAGTCCAGGAGCCGCCGGCTCCCCTGATGCGACCAGCGGCTCCGACAGTTCAAAAGCGTATCATTGATCGATTTGGTTCAGGTGACGTTCCTGCCATAGCGCCTACAAGTGTTCCAGCAGGTGCAACCTCAGTCACTACTGCGGTGAGCGCACCTTTACCAGAGGTCAATACCAATGTAACAAGTATGCTCGTGCAAGATGACGACTACTTGTATTTTCCACCTGAAGATAGTCGATTTCTTCTTAACCTAGGTGCAGAGGCAGACGACACTGCTCGTCGTCTGAACAGTCTGCAGGATTACACCAATGGATTACTGGCTGCAATTAAGCGGTTAAATGATCTGAAAGTCAATCCAACTTCAGGGGCATCGAAATAGCTAACCGACGGCATAAAACAAGACAGAGGGCCTCCGCAAGGAAGCTCTCTGTCTTTATGCCGATTAAATCAGTTCAGTGGAATTCATCGCGCATCCTCACTAGGCGGTACTGGCGGTACGTTCTGGGCAAACCCTGGTGGTGGCTCAGGATAGTTGATCGGTTGTTGTGCCGGTGGCATTGGCGCGGTGTTCTGCTTTGGCGCTGGGTTGTAATCAAACCCCATACGTTTTGCAATCACCTCTTTCGCAATTCCGCCTAAACCCAATCCATTCTCATTAGAAAGGAGTGAGGTTAGGATTTTGCGTACACCCATGAACTGCCAGGATGTCAACACCGGTCCGATCAATACCATCATCACAACACCGATACCAACGTTCGGCGGCCATGACCCATTGCGCCAAACATGGATGGTCATGTTAGCGAAAAAGGCAGCGGCACACAGGCACGTTGTCAGAACTGCAAGCACACCTGAGAAGATCATTGCCTTTACAACTGGCGGATGCACCGTCTGAATAACTGGCGTGATCACGTCGGAGGGATCAACATCTGGCATAATTGTATCGTCATCTTTCTGTGTAGTCATTTTATCTCCAAGTGCCTGCACGAATGGCATCCGAGATCTGGTCTAATGCATAAATACCAATAGCGACCGAGTCAACAGCATGCTCACTCATTTCGGCAAGACTTTGCGGCGGAACCTTTAATTTTTCAGACTTCATAAGTCCCTGTCGCACTAACTCCTTATCATGCTTCTGTCCACGCGGAGCAATGGCATTTACTGCGCCTTTAGCCTGCATTGGAGAGATTTCATAAAATGGCATATAAGGGTTATACATCCACGTTGCACGCTTGATTGCCTCGACGGCCTGGATGAGGGCTTTAAAGGCCTGTGGGGAGTGCCTGAGGAAGTTATCTTCGTAAACCACGACATGTGGGTTGACTGTTCCAAAGTAGCGCAGGAGCGCTTCTGAGAGCCCCATGATGCGTGCTTCACGTTGACGGTCTTCTTCGTACTGATATCCCGAGCGATAGTTCAATAACGAACCATATAACGTAAAGGATTCCTTCCAGTTCATCTCAAGGGTAAGTGGGTTCAACCCGAGCAGACTTACGCCCATGGTATCCGTACCGGGGTCGATTGATACTAACAACAAATCACTAGGATCACGACCATCTTGAAACACCATCATACAACTCCCTAAAGGGAGCCCGTAAGGACTCCCTCATCAACTACTATGGATCAATTTCAACCGTGTAGCCAATTGCCAGATAACCACCGACATCACCAACACCACTTAACTTAAGAATCAAGTAGTTAGTCGCATCACCTTTAATGTGTCCGTATGCAGCAGGAACATTTGTCTTAACACCGTTGTAGATAACTTCGGCATTATAAAGGCTAGCGCCAGTCTGACGGAACCCCCATTCGATGTTGGTGTACTCTGAGAGCAAATCAGCAATGGACCAATCGTCTTGAGATGGGATTGCCATCTTGTAGCCGACTTTCTCATTACGTAATGCTTCATTATTACCACTGAACACCGAGTAGTTAGTTCCATAGCTCAACAGCGGGCCCTGCATCTTCGTCGTATCTGCAGAAGGATAATTCAACCCGGTCAGTGAGGTACGCTTAATCACGTACGCCAAGTCAGTGGTTGGATCTTCTGCATAGATGTAGATGTTATCCTGGGTGTTTTTGTAAACCCAAGAGGTAGGTTTCACACGAATCTGCAGTTTCCAGATAGACTCGGTGGTATCGACCGTTGTGAGATACAGATCATCAGTTGTCAACTGCAGACCGTAACGTGCAATCAACGCGGGCAGAATGCTGTGACTGGTTGAGTTTGCCTGTAAAGGAATGGTCAGGTGTTGATTAAGCCAATGCTTAGACAGGTCAAGCTTACCGAACTTGATGGTCTTCTTACGATAATAGACATCAGGATCGGCTGGGGCGATATCCGCTTGTGCATCAAACTCCCCGTCACCGGCGATATTCTGGAAATTGATGATCTTAGAGGCGCCAGGAATCAACGTGACATTGTTGTGCCCTGCGGCTAACTCCTTGATCAAGGTTTGTGCGTCTTTACCAAGAATGTTCATGTCGCCCTCTTATTAAACAGTGGTGGCATTCACACCGCTGTCAGCCAGCAACGGTTCAGTCGCGCCGTAGTTAACCAGGCAGGTGATGCCTTTGTCATCATCGTCCGCACCGGATCCACGGTTGGTCATGAAGTCAACGATCTGCGCTGCGATCACTTCGGTGTACTGGATCGTGCCACCCTGGCCATTTGAACCTTGAGCTGGAACATCAACACCAGATACCAGACCATACTCAGAGACTAAAGCATATGCTTCATCTTTGAACAGGATACGCGCAACATCAAGCAACTCTGCGCAGTCAACTTCATTTAATGAGATATCCAGTTCAGCATTGGCTGACAGGAATATCGTGGAAGTCACAACCTGGTTGCTGTTGTTGGTATTGATATCGGGCTGCTGCGGGTTCAGTGCTGATGCATCAGGCACATAGTCCGTGGTGGTGATCAGACCGTTTGGATCGCGCACGTTCTTTTGTGAGCGCACCGTGACGTTACTGAGATCGATCTTCTTCAGATAGTAGGCAATATAACGACTACCATCATCCAATGTAATGATCGAACGTAAACGATATTTGTCACGTTGTGCCGTAGTCAGGTCATTACCGAACTCACGCAGTACAAACGGTAACATCTTGTACAATGCAGCATGATCTGGATAATGATCGATAGAGGTGGAAAGGTAAGTGTTATTCTTACCCAGTGTACCTTTGTGACCGCCGTAACCAATGCAGAAATACTGCAAGTTAGGGCGACCAGTGGCAGGGATTTGATCAGCCAAGATAGTCAGCTTTTCGTTAAGCGTCGTGTGTTCCTGGATGACATGCGGGATACCCAGCATCTGAGCGACCTGCAACATGTTGCCCGCGTGTGATCTGACATTACGTTTCATTCATCGTTCCTTTACAAACAGATCAATTCATGTTAACCATTAGCAGACCACTAAAGTTATTACACAAATCTGTTAATTTAAACAAAGCAACCATGGCGTAGTCTTTGTTAACTGGATAACCGGCAGTATCAGCTGCAGCAGCATTCCCGTTAAAGACCAGCTCGGCATTGCCTAAGTTGAATTCCGTGGAGCCCGCAGTGTCAACCACCCAAGGATCACCTGTGATGTTTGCTACTGCATCCGCGAGTTCTTGTGTAGCCAGTGAACCAACTGCCATCTGCGGCACAAACGATTTCATAAACGTCATGTCGTAGCGGTAGCTGTAATAAGTCACGTTAGGTTTCTCAGTACGCTCCGGCATATCGAGCACACCGATTTCAGGATCTGCGATGAGTTCTTCCAAGTCAATGGCTTCATCGTAGAAGTCAAACTGCACCGACCCTTTAATCATCGGAGAGTTATCTGAGAACGTAACAATGGCTTTGCCTGTTTTTACTTCAACCTTTTCGATATGGTTGATGTCAAGCTTCAGCCCATAACGTTGCGCCATCAAACCGACAACAGTATACGGGTCAAGTTCCGTGCTCCCAACTGGGAAGAACTTGCGTACACCATAGAACAGCTCAGTGGCATCAAGGCGGTCATAAAGAATAGGGCGTTGACCTTTATAGCCCGAATCGGTATTAATGACTTTGAGCGTTGCTTGGGTATCGGTATCCAGTGAAGAACCAACCGGCGCCACATCAATTAATTCAAAATCATCTGCGGTAAGATTCGTGCCAAACGCAGTATTGAACGGTTTAACAATAACTTCGTTAACCGTCTTCTGCAAAATATACTGAAGTTGCATATTGAGCTCCCTCGGTTAAGCGACGTAGTAAAGGACTAACGGACTTTCGAACTCCAGGCATTTGTTTGCAGCCGTATCAATGATAACGATACGATTGTAACCTTCACGCACGGGATAGTCAGTCTGATCAGCTGGTCGGCCATTAAAGCGTACGGCTGATTCCATCAGGTTGCGAGTAGACGCCGCGGCACTAAATGCCCAGTAATCCTCCGTGGCAGCGCTCAGTGCAGATGCCAGGTTAGAACCGCTGGTCTGTGACAGTTCACCAATCGGCAATGTCTTCAGTGCGGTATTCATGTCGACGGTTGGTGTTGCATAACCATAGAGCTGACCATAAGTGCGTGGGTGCTGCTGAACCACATTAATCACATCCAATTCATTGTTACCGGTTAAGGTCGCGATATCGATCGGTTCCAGTGTAACTTTGAACGGAATTGAATCCTGCCAGGCTAAAGAACCGGCAGAGATAACAAAACGGTTTTGTGCATTCGGTGTGCGACTAATCGCATCGGGACGAACATCAGCGGCCACGAGACCTAAACCAAACTTGGCATTCATCCACGGGATCAGATCCTGCATGGTCGTCATGTCGTCGGTCAAGTCAACAGTCAGATCAGGATAGTTCTGCAGGTAATAAGCCAGCGAGATACGGTCATAGTAGAAATCCGTTTCACCTTGCTTCGGTGCACCAGGGCGCGTTGAAGCATGGATTTTGGTATTACGAGGATGCTGGGTATTGTTATTTACAGTCGGGGTTCCTAACCGTAACGTCAGTGAGGTGTAGTCAGTTTGGTTGTCATGGTTGATAAGACCATATACTAACTCCTGGGAACTCAATGAGACGTCTCATT